GTCGTTCAACTGTTTGACCTCGTGGTCATCCATCACCGACTCGACCATGAGTGAGGGCCAATCCCCGTAGACCTCCGAGGACGAGAAGTGGACGAGTCGGAATCCCAGCGCCTCCTGCAAGCGAATCAGGTGCTTGGTCCCGATGACGTTCGTGCGCCACAACTGCTCGTAGAAGTCTTCCCCGTTCCACCGCCCGAACTCCGCCGCGCAGTGGTAGACATAACTGAACGGCCCACATTCAGCGAACAGCCGATCCAGCTGCCGGAACTCCCCGACGTCGCACCGCACGTAACTGGGGGACGGGACATCGGACCGCACGGAGAACCCGACCTCGTTGGGTTGATGCGCGAGGTCGCAGACCACCACCGGATAGCCCATCCCGCGCAACCGCTCCGCAAGCGCCCTTCCGATGGTCCCGCAGCCGCCCGTCACGAGGATATTCATTTCTTGTATGTCCGTTCGATATGGACCCAGGCATCGTAAATCTGCTGCGTCGTCAGGGCCGACGTGCTGATAGTCCCGTGGTACTCTCCAGGTTTCCCCTTGTAGAAGGTGCTGGACATCGGCTGCCCGTTCCACTGGATATCATACCGCTCCCGGTGCTCCCAGATCGGGCTTCCGGGATACGGCTGGAATATTTTCGCGTCGATCTCATCCAGTCGCGCCTCTTCCAGAAACCGCTCGGTCTCCGCCAGGGTCTCCAGCGTTTCCCCCGGCAAGCCGATCACGAAGAAACCCCGCGTGCGGATACCTTCCGCTCGAAGCATACGGATGGACTGCATGATGGTCTCGGCGGTCTCCCCCTTGTTGATCGTCTGGAGGATCTGGTTGGACCCAGACTCCACGCCGATGCCCACCGCCTTGCAGCCGGACTCGGCCATCATGCGGAGGAAGTCCCGTCCCCGCCGGACCACCAAGTCTGACCGCACGAGGCACCGCCACTCGATCCCGAACACCTTGAGGGCCGCGCAGATGTCTTCCGTGCGAGTGCGGTTCAGGATGAAGATGTCCTCGGGGAACGCCAGGACGTCGTAGCCGAGTCCGTAGCGGAGATATCGGACCTCCTCGATAGCCCGCGAGGCGCTCATCATCCGGACGTGATCATGGTTCTTGCAACAGAACGCGCAGGCATGGGGACAGCCCCGCGCCGAGACCATGGTCGTGCCAGGCCGTCCGTTGGCCTGGTAGTGATAACTCCGAATGTTGAGCACCGACCGGTCGATGATCGGATACTCGTCCAGGTTCGCGTCCTCGGCGATGATCAGCGACGGGCCCCCCAGGAAGGCCCCCTCGGACACCCGTTCCCCGTCGCCCGCCACGACACAGTCCCATGGATCGTTCAGGCATGCCTGCCAATTGATCGTGGCATGCGGTCCACCCAGCACCACACGAGACGTGGGGTTGTGCCGCTTGATGCGAGCCAGGGTCTCTAGCGCCGAGGGATACTCCGGGGCCGTAGGACCGAATCCGTAGTAGGGCAACCCCAAAGGCACGTCCTCCAGCGCCCCGTCGTGGATCGTGACCGTATGCCCCGCCTGCTTGAGTCCGGTGGCCACCGCCATCAACCCAAGCGGGGGGAACATGCGCTCGTCGATCAGAAACGGGGAGGGGCACCGGACCAGGCAAATGTTCATGGAATCGCAAAGCCTTTCAGATCATGCACGTTACTCAAGACCGTAGTCGCCGGATAGGTCTCCGTATAATCGTACCGATACTTGAAAAGCGGGAAGATGGGTTCGGAGCGATTCTTTCGCATGCGTCGCCAGAGTCGGTCCCCGCTATCGTGGAGGACGATATATTCGCAATGCGGGATGCGCCGGATCGTCTCCACTCGTGTCCCCATGGGCAACTGGTCTACCAGCGCGACGGACCAGGGGACACCCACATCCACCGCATTCCAGTCGTCCACGCGGATCATGTCGTGGAACTCCGTGGCGTACTGCGAGAACAACTCATAGAACCGCACGCTATTTTCATAGGTCACGATCCGGCGCTTCGTCGGGAGACACATCCAGTGCAAATAGGGCGTCGAGTGAAAGCCTGCCCCAACTTCCAGAATCGGTCCCGTCGTCAGCGAGACCACCTTCATCAGCACGGGCAAGTGGCTGCCACTGGACGGATCGTCTGGACACGCGATCCTCATGGAATTGCAAACCCTGACAAGTCATGCACGTCACTCAGCACGCTCGTCGCGGGCATCGTGTCTCGGTACTTGTAATGATAGCGAAACGTCCTCGCGACTTCCCGAAATCCATTCCGGGTGCGCTGCGTGTCGTGGACGATCACATAGTCTGCATGGTGCAGCCGTCCAATGAGAATCTTGCGATACTCTTCCGGGTCGTTGTCCACAAAGGCAATGCCCCACGGGCGGGAGAGATCGACCGTGTCCCAATCCTGAATACACTGGACCTCATGGAAGTCTGCCTCGCCGAGTTTGGCGAAATCGTAATAGGCGGGAAGATTCTCACATGTCACCAACTTTCGGCGAGTCGGGAAGCACGCCCAGTGGAGATAGGGCGTCGAGAACCAGCCACAGCCCAGCTCCAGAATCGGCCCCGTGGTGCTCTGCACGAGTTTCATCAGAACGGGCAAGTGACTGCCCCGGAAAAAATGCCGATGTTCCCGATTCCGTGGCATTAGCAGTACCTCGCAAGAACGTCACTCGCGGACCCCCAGTAGGGGAGACTCATCTCATAGTGGTGGACGCTGTGGGGCGTCTTCCGGTGCATGTTATGATCCGTCTTGATCGTCACAACCGGACAATTTAGGGTCGCGGTGTCTTTTGTACAATGCCGGAGCAGCCAGATAAAGTCATCCGCCGTGTTCCACTGTGGCAACCCTCTATACATACGCTCCAACCACCGGCAGGCCATATCTCGACTGACGATCATGGCCGCTTCGGACGACGCCTTCGGATGGAATCGCTTCATTCTCCCTCGCTGTGCAAAGAGCACATACAGGGGGGCCGCCACATAAAAAGTATCGGCTCTCGGTGGGCGAAAGGCAAAATAGTCTGGAGGATAGAGCCCGTCAGCCTCACCCACGCAGACGTATTTCGTCCGCGCCTTCTCTACCCCGATCTGGAATTGCCGCCACGCATTGTGTCCGGTCACGCCTACTTCCCCGACACAGATGTTCGTGCCAAACGCGATGGGTTTCTGCGACACGGAAATCAGGTCACTGTCCCCCATGTTCGCCAGGATCGTGTCCTGGATCTTCCGCTCGAAGGATTCCGGCTCTCGGTTCGCCGTGTAGTACACCACCGTCATCTCGGTCATTCGGCCTTCACCCAGAACGCCGTCACGGGATGGCGTGTCTCCTGCGTCACGTACCAGGGATTAATGCAATGGCAATGCGTATAGGCGTTCACCGCCCAGATCACGCCAGGGACATGCGCGTCATAGTCGTGCGCCATGATCATGCCGTGTTTGCGGACCTTCGGACACCAGACGATCAGGTCCTCCATCACGTAATCGAACGCATGATCCCCGTCGATATTGGCAAAGTCGAAGTAGCCATCCGTGAACTGCTTCACCGCCTCCAGGCTGGTGGTGCGGAGGATGGTCACGTTGTAGGGCTTGAGTGTCTCCACCGCTTGCGTGTGGACCGCTTCCGTCGCGTCCTGGTCGTGGAACCGGTAGGACGTCCACGGGTCCACGCAGGTCAACTCGACGCCGGGGACCGCATCGCAAATCATCTTCGCGGACTGCCCGGCCCACGTCCCGATTTCTATGCCGCGCCGGTAGCCAAAATCTTGAAACAACGACGCCACCTGGGCCCGCGTGCCTCTCGGTGTACTGAAAGGCAGGGGCCCCCGGTGGCGTATTCGCATCATCCGGTCAATGTGAGTATGGAGCTGCGCGAGCCGCTCCCCGTCGGTCACGGCATCACGAACGCTTTGAAGCTGTTCCCCGCATCCGCCACGCTGTTGTATCCGACCAACCCCGTGGCGTACTCGCAGCGGAAGTCCGCCGAGTCGTCGGCGTAGATTTCCCCGTCCGCCAGCCCCTCCATGGCCAGCATGACCCCGATCTCGACGCCGGTCGCAATCGCCGCCACGTCGTTGGCTTCCCGCTGGGCGCACGTCACCCGGAGGTAGTAGTAGCCGGTCGGCAGGACGGTGGACGTCCACGCGCCCCAGCTGTAGGGGTGCTGCCACACGAAGTCCTTCACCGCTGCCGTGAACACGGTATCGGTCAGCGTGAAGTTGTCGGTGAACGGCATGCCGGAGGTCACGGTCGTCCACCCGGTCCCGGCGAAGTCGCTGTACTGCACCGTATGGTCCGGGACGGTGGCCCCGCCGTCGTTCGTCTCCGCCGTGGTGATGTTGACGCTCATCCAGTCGAACGGCACCCGGCAGCCGATGACAAAGCCGGTCTGGTCCGCCCCCGTGACTTGGAGTGTGGCCGCCGTCTGGGACTGGAGCGTGGACGTCAGGTCCGTGTAGGTCGCGCCGTTCGAGGACAGCCGGCCCCCTATCCAGATGCGGTTCGCCAGCCGGAAGCCCATCCCGACGTTGGCCGCCGACCCGGAGCGGTTGTGGATCTCCAGTTTGCGGAGGGTGGCCCCTTCCCAGACATCCGCTACCGCCGCGTTACTGGCGAAGCGGGTGTTGATGGTGGGCGGCACCCAGAGCAGGCCGTTGCGCGTCTGGTGCTGTCCGGTCCCCGCCGCCCCCCCGAGGCGCAGGACCACCGCCTGTGAGGTATTGACGTTGTGCGTCATCGCGCCCTCCTACACGTAGTCCAAGCGGCATTCGCTTGGAATCTCGGTCGTGAGCGGCGCGGTCGCCCCGAGGTCAGTCGAGCAGAACCAGCACAGGCCGGTCTTGTAGAGCTTCCCGTGGAAGTTGACCTTGACGCGGGTGGGGTGATCCCCGAACCCGACTTGGATCTGGTCCGTGATGGCGGTCGTCCCCGGCGTGGAGGACGTGGCATCATATAACTGGATGTAGACTGCCGCCGTCGCGGTGGGCTTGCGCGTCACGGTGATGGACTTCAGCCGCACGGCGCTGGTAGAGACCACGATGTCCGTGGTGTCGGCCCACGAGGTCTGGACGTTACAGGGCATGCGAGCCTCCTATGTCTTTAGGGTGGGGACCCTGCGGCCCCCACCCTCGGCGCATTCACCGTGCCACAGGTTAGATCAGGATCGTGGTCCCCGTGCGATACAGCACCCAGCACCGGATGTCATCCGTGGCCGGGTTCGTGCCGTCCTCGCCGTCCGCGACGAACGACATGTAGTTGGTGAACGGGATGCCCTTCGGGAAGACATACGGCCACAACTCTTCCGTCAGGTCGGTGGCCGCCGCCTGGAGCCACACCTGAATCTTGGGAATGTCGGTGACGCGGGTGTCCCCCGCCGCGAAGGCCGCGATGGTGCCGTCCGAGTCATCGCAGACGGCCAGGTAGTCCTCCGAGGCGTCCGCCGACAACTGGCCGACCAGCATCCCGTACAGCACGGCCCCCGTCTCCGGGGCGGTCGCCGTGGCCGCGCTGGTCTCGTCGATGTCCTCGATGGGCTTGAACTCCCAGTCGGTCTGGTCCTTGTGCGACGTCGAGAGCATGATCTCCTTGCACATCTTCACGAACAGGGCCGCGCTCTCGCCGCCATTGGCGATGCTGCCGATATGGCCTTCCAACAGGGGAATGACAACTTCTGGAGCAGGCATCAGTACGTCCCTCTCTCTCCCTTGCCCTCATTCAGTCCCGTGCGGGGCTTAGGCATCGGCCCGGGAGCAGGCACACGACGCAGAGAGCCGGTCACACGCGAACAATTTCGACGTGCATCGGCTTACCGGGATCGCGCACGTTCGGGCGATCCACGTAGTTCGGAATGCTCTGGCGGTCGAAGAGTTCCGCCCCGGCCACCGTCGTGGTGGGCACCAGGAACGTGTCCTCCGGGACCGCCTCGGCATACTGGACGATGTAGTCGTCCTCCACCTTCACGGACCCCGCAATCGCCCAGCCCGGCCCGAGGGCCACCGCCCGCTCGGCGGTCAGCGACCCGCCCCCGCCGGCCTTCCGACGGAGGGTGCCCGGAATGATGCTGTGGGCGTGCAGATGTTCCGCGACCTCGCTAGGGAGCACCTTGACCTCGTACGGGGCGAGTTCGTACACCCGCCCGTTGAACATGTGCTCCCAGGGTTCCCCGGTGCGGTTGTAGATGTACCGGTTCCGCTCCGGGAGGGGTTGCAGGTCCGCGAGTTGCTCCTCGCGGGTCTTGGCTGGGGCGTTGGCCTGCTCGACCATGGGGGCCTCCGTGGGCGTCTCCGATGGCCAGGATACGGCGAGGTCGGCCTTACAGGCTTTGCAATACTCCCGCCGGGGCCCGTACAACCGCTCGCCGCATCCTTTGCAGACCATCAGTCACCGCCCCTGGTTAGACGACGTGCGCCGAGACGAAGTCGTGCGTGATCCCGGTCAACTTCCACGCCGTATTGGGTTTCTCCGAACTGAGCTGCTCGAAGCAGCGGAATGTCGCCTCGAACGTGTCCACCGCCGTGGTGCTGCGGGAGAGCACGTCCCCGTCGTCGTCCACCCACCCCATCGGGCCGGGATGCCGCTTGATCCAGCGGGTATCCAGGCCGAACATCTGCCCGTAGGGGGCCATGTGGTCCTGGTAGATGGGGATGCTGCCGAACTTCAGACCGGTCTCCGCGTACCGCCGCGCCCCGTTGGCCGCGTTGGTGCCCGCGTTCGGGTTCATCAGGTCCCCGGCGGTGTAGCGCCGGTCGGTCTCCATCGACTTGAGGTAGGCCCGCTTGACGCCCGGCTCGCACCAGATTTCGTTGGTGCGCCCCGCCGAGAGCTTCGCGGAGACGTCGATGGCGCGCTGGATGACATCCGCGCCGATGGCTCCGACGCTGCCCACGACCGTGGCGTTCAGGATCGGGAACGTGGTGCGGGACTTCCCGAAGTAGAGGTTGACCAGCGTGGCGTTGTCCACGATTCCCGAGAGGCCCATCGGGTGGTGCATGTACTCGGTGTTCCCGATGGTGAGTGTCGAGGAGGTCTGGACGCAGCGCACCACGAAGTCGTTGTCGCTCCACGTCACCGCCGAGTTGACGGTGATGGTGGCCGAGGTGGGCACGCCGGTCACGCGGTAGGCGGTCGTCTGCCGCAGCGCCCCGGTGGGGTTCACGCCCGCGATCCAGTCGTCCACGTTGAAGAAGCGGGAGCCGTCATCGCTGCCCGACAGGCCTCCCGGCGCGTCCAAAGTGATGGTGGTGGTCGTCGCCGCCCCGTTGCACAGAGCCAGGACGCCGCGCCCGTCCCCCCAGAACGCCTGGTTCCGGCGCTGCTGGAGGACTTCCTTGACGTCCTGCATGCCGATTTCCATGGCATCCGCGAACGCCGCTTCCCCCGTGGTGGAGGCTTCCATCAATTGCTTGGTGATGCTCCACGCATGGTGGTAGTACCGGTTGGGGATCAACAGTTCCCCGATTTCCGGCGTGCCGGCAACCGGCGGAGCCCCGCCTTCTGCCGTGTAGTACCCGCCCCTGTTCCGGTTGAGGCGGATGCCCTTGACGAGGCCCTTGCCCCCGATGGGCTTGCCCGTGCCGAACGAATCCAGCAACGGGGTTTCGTTGTTCAGTTCGTTGATGATCCCCGGCTCGATATCCTCCTTGAGGATGCCGCCGAGGGTGCTGGTGGTCGATCCGGCCATGGTCGCTTACCCTCTCTCCCGCAAGCGAGATAGTCCCCGCGTCATGCCTTCCGCAATGCTCGTTGCGGGTTTGGTTGGTTGGGTGGCACCGGGCCCGCCGCCGCCCCCCATGGGACGGGGGAGCCCAATCGTTTTTTCCTTGGCGCGTTGGCTCTCCAGCCTGCTCTTGCCCTCCAGCACGGTCTTGGCGTTTTCGAGGTAGATCCCCATGGCCGCCGTGATAGCCGCGCTGGGATCGCGCTCGAACCGGAAGCGCAGGCGGGAGTTCTTGCGGATGATCGGCTCCAGGGTGTCGCACATGTCCTGCACCTTTTCCCTGGTGGCCGGCATCCCGTACTGCTTCATCACGTCCGCCGTCGCTTCGACCGCATCGAGGGTCAACGCTTGCCGTCGGGCCTCGCGCTCCTCCTTGTGGGTCTTGAGAAATTCTTCCATCTCCGAGAGGACCGGTTCGTGCTGTCGGAGCTGTTCCCGGATGGTCTTGCTGGAGGCTTCGAGCTTCTTCTGCTCCTCGGTCTTGGCCTCCCCAGGCTCCCGGTCGCGCTCCAGGGCCTTGATGCGGGCCTGGGTCTGCTCCAGGGTAGTTTCCAGGTTCCGGGCGTACTCCACGAACTCGGTCAACTGCTGGGGATCGCCGAAGTCCTTGTAGGCCGCTGCGGATTGCTCCGCCGCCTTGGCGCGGTCCACCAACCGCTGGAACCGGGCCTTGGACTTCTCGTCCTTGAGGTCTTCCGGGGGCGTAAAATCGTCTTCTGCGACCACCGGAGCCACCTCGGGTGCGGGGGGCGACGCCGCGATGCTGCCCGTGACCTGCTCGTCACCTGCCATGATGTCCACTCCTGCCGGGAGCGACGCCGGCTGCGCTCAGATGCGGGGGACGAACCCGCGTTGCGTCCGCTTACTTGATCAGGGAGCTATAAGGGGCCTTTTTCTCGCCTTTTTGCTTGTTTTCTGTCGCATAGAACACCGATTTGCCCTTTTTCTCACCATACCGCTTGACCATATCTTTCATCACCGCCGCCCCTTTGCCGCCAAAATGCTTGCTCAGTGGCATCTTAGGCCCCCATCGACATGTTCGCGCTCACACCTTGCATCGTATCGGGCGACGCGCCCTGCGTTTCCTTGTCCAAGACGGTGTCTTCGGACGTGTAGTCGTCCTTCTCTTCTTCCCCACCCGTTCCTCCGCCGTCGCCGCCCATGCGCGGGGCGTTGCTGCCAGGCTTCATGGACTGGCCGATCACGTCCTGCCGCATGGCCTGAAAATGGATGGCCGCCCGGAGCTGGATGGCCTGCTGTTTCCACGGTTCCAGGGATTCGAATGCCTCGTCGATCTCGAATTGGCGGAGCACCTGGAGGTGGATGGGGTGGATATCATACGGCTGGGGCGGGGGCGGTAGTTGGGAGGGGTCCAGGGCCTCCAGGATGCGGTCCAGCATGCGGCCCGCCTTGATGTAGTCCTTGTTGTAATCCGGCATGAGTTCCGGGATGCCCAGCGCCCGCAAGCCCTGGAACCGTTGCTGCGGATCGAGGGGGTTCACGAGGCCCTGCGTGATGGCCTGTCCGATGCGGGCGCTCTTGGCGATGAGCGTGGTGGGGCGGTTCATGCCTAAATCGACGGTGATGTCCACGCCGCCCTGAATCTGCGCCTTGGCGAACTTGCGGGTGGCCCATTTCCCGAAGCCGAGCGACAACATCCGCTCCTCGGTCCAGTATTCTCTGGCGATATTGATGTTCTGGCGGCTCCATTCCATCCAGCCGAGCGCCCAGTTGTCGAAGATGTTGCTCTGGCCTTGCTGTGCCCGCTCGTCGAGCAACTGGAGGGCCGCGTAGGCCGTCACGCGGGAGGGGACCTCGCCGCGAGCGACCTCGGGTAGGCCAAAGACTTCCTGCATCTCGGCCTTCTTCTGGTTCCGGACGAGGAAGAGTGTCTGTTCCAGGGGCACGCCAGCCGCCCTCTCGGGCTTGTGGCCGGTCTGGAGGGGATCGTACTGGATCTCCAGGCCACCCTCGCCGGTGAGCGAGGACACGTTGCTGCCACGCGGGTTGATCCAGACCGCATTGGACATACGGCGGGCGTGCTGCTTGATGAAGGCGTCGTACTCGTTCAGGTCCTCCTGAAGTTCCACCGCGTCATCCATGCGGGTGGACGCCAGGGCCCGGCCCGGCACCTGATCGAACTCCAGGTGGACGATGTTCAGCATCGCCTTGCCGGTCTCGTCGTGATACGGGTACTCGCGGGCGATGGGCTGGCCGTCGCGCCCGGTGGCGATCTGGTCCCCGACGATCTCCGCGTAGATGCCGTTCGGCGCTTTCTCCGGATGCGGGCGAATCCACAGCCGCGTGACCACCGCCTTCTGCTCGTCGTCCGACGCGGACCCGGACCCCGCCATCCCGAACGCCGTGACCGCGAGGCCGTCGAACAATCGGGTGGTGAGGTCGTTCCCGCCCCGATAGGCCGCCTGGTCGGCGAACGGCTCCCCGTAGCGCTCCGCCACCCACGAGTAGGGCCGCGTGCGGGTAATGGCCACGTACGGGGACTTGTGGAAGCGGTCGGCATAGGGGTCGAAGCGCACGGTGAAGACGTTCTCCACCTCCGTGACGTGCTTCCCCTTGGGGTAGCTGATGCCGACCGGCACCCCGGAGCCGTCGATGGCGGGCTCGAACTGGGGGTTCTGCTGCTCCATGGGCCCCATCGGCCCGACGCCCATCTCACGGGAGCCGCACGTGGGGCACATTCCGCCGGTCTGCTCGCGTTCCATGGGCATGGACGGCGTGAGACAGTGCAGGCACCGCTGCGCGGGCTCGAAGCTCTCGCCGTTCTCGGGGGAGGTGTCGTAGTTGTTCACGAGCCACACGTTACCCGTGCTGGCCAGCCAGCGGGCGCACAGGGGCTTCAACTCCCGGATGTTCGCTTCCCGCTCGTTGATGGTGTTCACGAAGTCGGCGACGGAGGCCGCGATGTAGTCCGTGTCCTGATCGCTCCCCGGCCCCCAGGTGATGGGGGGCTTGAAGGCGATGAGTTTCGAGGCCAGGTCATTCACCAGCGTCTTGACCATGTTGGTGACGGGGAGGAACTTGCGGTCCTGCGTCTTGGGACGCCAGAAGCGCACGGCGGGGCTGTACTGGATGCGCTGGAGGCCGAGGTAGAAGAGGATGTTCTTCCACGCCTGGGTCTCGACGGCGGTCCAGAAAGGCCGGTGCATCTCGCGGGCGGCCTTGTCGTAGTTCAGGATTCCCTGCTGGTCCTGCGGGCCGTTCGGGTAGAGGAGTCGCGCCATTTACCGGTACTCCTGCAACACGGTGGGGTCCCCCCGCAAGATGCGGTCTTCCAACGCGGACACCTTCTCCGGGTCCTCGTCGAACACGTCCGGGATGTCGGGCATGCCCCGATCTGGCGGTGTCACCATCGGGAACCCCCGCACGGCCAGTTGCGCGTCCACGGCCCGGTTGGCGCGGGCGCGTTCCGCCTCGCACTGTTCGTGGAGATCCTTCAACAGGTTCTCCAGGAGTTTCACGTGCAACCGGAGCTGCTCCCCGATGGCCGCCTTCTCCACGAGGGCTTGGTAGGCGTCTCGGTCCTTGCCGGTGAGTATTCTCATCGGGCGATGTACTCCTCGACCACGCCCGGCTCGTACAGGCGCTCGAAGCGCCGGGCGGAGGCCGCCTGCTCCTCGGCCTTCTTGGCGTCGAACCAGGGCTTCCAGATGCGCTCGCTCCGGAACCGCTCCCCGCGCTGTTCCGGCGTCTCTTCCACCGCCCCCACCCCGGCCTCCGGCACGAGGACCGGGGCGAGGGCCGCGTAGCCCGCCGCTTCCAGCGCGTGGTCGTTCCCGTCCTTCGGCTTGCCGGGGTCCTTGTCATCCCACTCGTACTGGAGGATCTCCCGCCGCAGGTTCGGACAGCGCCCCTTGAGGATCTTCCACTTCTTCAGATTCAACAGCTCCGACATGCGGATGATGCGAGCGCCCACCGACCAATCCGGCGGGCAGGACGCACTCAACCCCACCTGTCGGAGCTCCGTGATCACCTGCTTACTATCCCGCCCCGTCATCAGGTACGTGTGCTTGCGAGGGCCGAGCATGACCTGGAGCAGGCTCCCCCGGCTCTGGATGCTCTGGGCCGTCTGGTCGTAAATCTCCCCCCACCAGTACAGCACCCCGTCCGGACCGTAGGACCCGATTTCGATGGCCGTGGGGTCGCTCCCCCCGCCCGCTCCGTGGTCCCACCCCACCACATGCGTCCAGTGGTAGGGAATCTGGAACGGCTCGCACTCGTGCAGCGTGGGGTTGAACGGATAGACCAGCCCGGCATACGAGGACGCCTCCCCTCCGAACTGCTCCGCGAACATGGGGGGCGGGAGCGTCTTCCGCGCCTTGGCGATCTGCTCCTCGGTGTACTCCCCCGGATGGAGCACCTCCCCGAAGTCCGGCACGTAGGACACCTGGCAGGACCAGTAGTCCGGATCGTAATCCGGATTTGCTTCCCCGCCTACCATGCCCCGCTTGCCGTCCACCCACGGGCCCCACGAGAACGTCCGGTCCTTCACCGGCAAGCTCGGCACCCGCACGTCGCTATATACCCAGCCATACCCCTTATGCGTGGTGGGGTAGAACACCTTCCCCCGCCGCTTCTCCACGCGGGCGTACACATACCGCTTGTGCAGGTTCGCATCCAGCTTGCTGGCCTCGGCGTAGATCACGACGTCCAGTTGCTCACGCCGGAGGTTCTCGTGGTCCTGCGCGGTGATGACCTGCACCCACGTCCCGTTCTTGATCTCGATTCGCATGTTCCCGCCCCGCACGTCCTTGTGCTTCGTGTTGGCCGTGCGGAGGATGCCGAGCTGCGCCCAATCGTCCCAGATGTACCCGAACTCCTTGCTCCCGTCCTCATACGTGGGCGCGACAATCCACATCTTGGTGCCGGGGAACGCCCAGTACGCCCCGACGTGCTTCGCAATGTGGAACGACTTGCCGTCCTGCGGGGGCGTGAACAGGCCCAGATGCCGCTTGCCAGCGTCCACCGCCGCGTCCAGCGCGGCCTGCCCTGGCTTCGGCACATGCCCCAGCGCCTCGTAATAGTTCTCCCGCGCCGTGCGGAGCAGCTCGGGCGAGACGTCAGCGAGGAGCATCGCCCTCGCTCACCGCCTTTTTCGTCAGCATCTTCTCCACGAGCTGGGTGAACTCCGCGTTCGGCCCCACCGCGACCTGCGTCTGCGGCGTGATGCCGGCGATCCCCAGCCGGAACTGCGCGTTCGCCGTCCGCGTCCGCTTGTCCTCGTTCGTGGGGGCCGCCAGCGCCTCCACCGTGTCCAGCGTCCGGTGGATCTGCTGATGCCGCCGCAGCCGCGCCGACACCCACCCGTCCGGGTCCTGCCGCGCCTGGAGCCACTTCTGCTTGAACTCCTTGCTCTCCAGGCACGCCTGCACCGTCTCCGGGGCCACCTTGGCATCCGGGTCCGCGATCACCGCGTTGATCCGCCGATGGATCGCATCCCACCGCACCAACCCCGCAATCTTCAGATCCACGCAGCGGTCCACCAGATCCCCGTAGTCCGCCTCCAGGGTGGCCAGCATGACCTCCTGCACCTCTGGCACCGGACTACTCTGCGTCTGCACCCACTCGGTCATGCGTTCCCTCTCGGTGTGTGAATCGCACAGCAATACGCATCCGGCGCGTAATCCACCAGCCCCCCGCAGGCCAGATGGTTCATGGGGCAGAGGAGTTGTTCGGTGATCCAGTGGTACGGCCCCAACCCGTCGCGGACCCGCCGCATGGGCCTTAACCGCATCACCGTATTGGTCGTCCACCCCACCAGCCGCGCCGTCTCCGCCTGCGGCTCATAGCGGGCAAACACCACCCACGGAGCCAAGCGGGGAATCTGCCACGCCTCCACCCAGAAATATTCCTCCGCGAACCGGCGCTTGAACGTCCGCGTCTTGACCTCGACTTTCCCGATGGGCGTCACGAAATCCGTGCCCCCATCTCCTCCAAGACGCGCCTGCCGGTCCACCGAGAGGTGATACCGCTCCGCAAACGCCAACTCCCCCGCCGCGCCGATGCGGTGCGGAAGGTCGGGGGTCGCCGCAAACACGAGTGACGTGCCGGGATCGCCCCCATGCACCGCCTGGCGCTGGACGCCCAACTCCCGTGCGTTCATCTAGGCGGTCTTCGGTTGCACCGTAGCCGCAAACGCCGCCGCCAGCGCCGCCGCAATCGCCTTGACCGAGGCATCATCCAGCTGCACGGCCTTGATGGTCATGGTATCCGCCGCGCCCTGCTGGACCGGGTTCCACTGCTGGTCAATGGCGATGTCCCCGTGCCGCACGGCCTGCTTCCCGACCATGTTGGCCGTCTCCACCGCGTTCTGGAGGCTCTGGTTGGCGATGACCTGGCGCTGATTGTCGAACTGCAAGGCGTCCGACAGCACCTTGTCCACATACGTCCGGTTGCGCTTGATCGACTCCAGCGACTCCTGCTGGTACTCGTCGTAGGTCCGCTTCGCGTTGGCGAACAGCAACCCGGTCTCGTTGTTCAGCGACCGCTCGTGGGCTTCCCCGCCCCCCACATCCTCGACCCGCTCGCCGACCGCCTGCGAGGTCGTCCGCGCCCCGAGCGACCCTTCCGTCACTCCGCCCGTCGTCACCATGAACTTCTGGATCGCCTGGGACACCGCCTGCCCCACCTGCTCCGCGATCTGCTGGGCCACCTGATTCGCCACGTTCTGGGCCGCCGCCTGGGCCGCTTGCTGCGCGGCCTGGTTCACGTCCTGCGTCACCGGCTCTGCCATGACTCCCTCCTCGCTGCGTTGTTGCCTCACGCCACGCTAAACACCCACGTCCCGTTTGGGACCCCCGCGCTTAACACGAAAGGGACTTCCGCGGACGGGGCTCCCTCCCCCGTCGCGTGCGCGGCCACCATCACCGCGTAGAACTGCCCCACGCTCCCCGCCGGCAGCACCGTATTGACCGCCGCCCCCGTGGTGCTCACGCCGTACACCTTCTGCTGCGTGTACACGCCAGGGCTGGTCCCCCACTTCAACCGCAACTCCGTCGCGGGCACGCTCCCCTGCGTGAACGTCCAGCTGAACCGCCCCGCCGCGTACGTGATCACCACGCCCGCCATACGCCCTCCTCCCGAAAAATTAGGCGGGGCTTCCTATGCGGGGGCTAGACCCCGCAGCCCCGCCTGCCGGTGGTGGAACTGAGTCCACCAGGCCATCCGCGACCACATACAGCGCATGCCCCGGCGGATACCAGGGCTTCGGTTGGTTCATGCAGGCCACGCAGTACCAGCGGGCGGGCGTGCCGAGGCCATCGCTCAACAGCACGTGCGCCACGCCACCGCACGCCACACACGCCTGCGGCGGCTGGGCCGCCTTCAGGCAGTGCCAACACACCGGTGGATGGTAGTCGAGCGTCACGCCTCCATGGCACGCACAGGGTTCCGGCGGATTCATCATCACATCGGGCACATCTATCAAGGCATTTTCGTGGTGCGATTCCTCACTCATGCTTGCACCACACGATGCCGGTTGACGTACACTGGAATCGCGTCCACGCGCCAAACCGCTCCACCGTACAGGCGGGATCGGCACAGGGACCATGCCAAGAGGGATACAAGGCGTTTTGAGCATGCGATGCCGGGGAGGACTTGTCACTGTCAGTGAGGGTGGGGGGAGGGGTGGGGGGGTCACCCTGCGTGCGCTCGTCAGCGTTCAATTGTACGGCATTGTCAGGTTCAGATAATAGGTAATCTGTAAAGGACGGTAGCACTCCTAACATGTTGATATTGCGTGCGTTGCTGGGATTGTGCAGATTATCCCGCATGGCGTATCGCCTCGGATCGTGCCACGTTACTACATCTAGTGGTCACTCCAGCGCAATCGCTAGGGCCTCGAGGATCGCATCGAGCACAACCCACAACCAATCCATGGCAGCTCCCAGTGTGGCGTTTCACGGCTGGCGAAGACCGTAGAAACCTGTTAGGCCGCCACTAACTCCCTCGTTCTTGCCTTCCCCGCTGCCTTGTACGCTCTGGCGCGGACCACATCGGCGGTGCTGGCGGACGTGGCACGCACTAGATGCTCCAGCCCGAAATGCTCATGCGCCGTCGGCGCCAAGTCGCGATCCAGCGCGTCAAGCTCTTCCGCCATCGCCCAGTAGCCTTTGGAGACAGAGTGTGCGCTGATGAGCCGAATCACGCTCCCATACCGCAGAAGAATATGCGACCAGGAGCGTCTATTCCCTGGGGCTTTACCTAAGTGCCGCATGATGGCGGTACGTCCGTTGAGTCGCATCATCTTATATGCAGAACGGCGCCGTCGCGATCTGGTGACGCTCCGGCTTGGTGGTAGTCAACGACCAGTGACGAGTTGTGAGCATCTCACGCCTAGGTGTCGGCCCATATCGCGGCATAACAGACGCCAGCCCGTCCTAACGATACTGCTGCTGGAGTCTGGCCAGCCCTGTATCCAGGGTATGCGCGGCACGTGAGAGACTGCGCCAGGAACTGACTGGTCCAATAAAGACGGCCAGCCCCGTCGTCACGAGGCTGGCCTTGGCGCAGTCAGTGGTCATGCCTATATCCCGTACCAAACCTCTTCCCACATGTCAAGACAAATTATCATGTCGGATTCGCTTACACTCTCCGGTTTCCGTCTAACATGTTGATTATAGGACACAAGAGAGCCGTGAAGAATTTTATTTCCCCTCAGGTGTCGGTTTCCTGACAGGGACCAGTAGGAAAAGTGTAAGCAATCCCGACAGTTCTCGCCAAGCAGGGAACGCGCTGTGACAGCAAACCCTGTATTTCTCTCATGTTTCATTGTGGCATGGCGCATGCTCTCTTGCTAGGTATCTGCAACCCACACATAGGTGCTCCCATGAGCCGAAGATGGTTTGCCCTGAGTGCGGCTGCCGAAGCGAGAGCGTTCGCGTATCGCGTCCATGGAGAACTCGAAGCGGTGGAGAATGGCTGGCTGGTGTGGTTCTAACCATAGGAGGAAGGACAATTAACATCTCGAGCGGCAATTCTAAACTGGGGAAAATCCCCAACGTCTCAACGGTCCCTGTCAAAGACTGCGCCAATTGCTCGTGGTGTCGCAAAGACTGCTATGCCTTGAAAGCATTCCGAATGTATCCCAGTGTCAGAGCGGCGTGGCGCGAGAACTCTCGAGAGTTTCGGGCGGCGGATAAGTCCGGCAACTGGCGCAAGATGACAGTCGAGATTGATCACTATCTCGAGCATCGCACGCCCAGGTTCTTTCGTATCCATGTCGCCGGAGACTTCCTCTCGCAAGCTCATGTCGACTTTTGGGCGGATATCGCGGCCCGGCATCCTGCGGTGAAATTTCTAGCGTTTACCAAGCGACATGACCTGGACTATGCCGCGACCCGTTTCACCAATTTCACCGTCGTATTCAGCATGTTTCCGGGTATGCCAGACACCTCTTGGCCTTATCCCAAAGCCTGGATGCAAGACGGAACCGAGACCCGAGTGCCCACTAACGCGATTGAATGCCCTGGCAATTGCGAAACCTGTGGGATGTGCTTCAATCTTCAGAAGCTCCAGCGAGACGTGGTTTTTGCAAAACACTAAGGAAATTGCCTGGAGCATTGACTAACTAGCTGCACCGGGCCGCGCATGGCCACGCGGAGAAAGAGCCGAACATGAGAGACACACGCAATCGTCAATATCAGACTGAAAAGTATTTCGTTCGGATTCGCGTCTGTCATTCCCCAGATGCCTCGCATTGTGTACAGATTGACTATCGCGGCAGCGTCCATGAAGTGTGGTATGCAGCGAATCGTAGAATTGCGGGACAGGGCATTCGGAAACTGCTCGCTTGGGCAAGGAGTAATTAGTTATGTATACCATTTTTGCTACCTTCAGTCACGGAGCGACCGCCTGTTGCCGTTGTGACACTTGCGAGGAGTTGGTCAACTACTTGGTTGAATGGCTACCCATGGCGCTCAAAATCGAGTGCCGCGAAGTGCGAGAGGAGGAGTAACATGCACACGCAGTCCTGGTTGTGGCCGGATCATGTGATAGGGAAGCGGGAGTCTGGGGCCTTGCGCGAAGAGCATAATCGTCTGGTAAATTGCAATGCAAACATGCTCGAAGCGCTGCATAAGGCAGTCGATGTGCTGTCAGTGTGCGCTGAAATGGCAGAAATCGATGGAGACAATACCTTCTGGAATAAGACCGGCCCAGGATATGATGCCTGCATGGCTGTCAATCTTGCAATCGCCAAGGCGGAGGGACGGGAGCCATGAACACCTTCCCGCGTCTCGCCAATGCCTTGTTCTGGTTCGGCCTGGGCCTGTATGTGTCGACGGTGCTGAGTCGGTCGGACCCGCGATTATGGACGCTGTTGTGGCGATAACCTGACTATACCGAACCCGCCCCCGTCTGGACTATACCGGCGGGGGCGGTGTATTGCTTGTAGCAGGACCAGCACCATGGATATTTCCACTTGCGGCTGTAGGGCCGTCTACAGTGGGGGCAGACGCGGGAAGGATGTCGGATAGCCTCTCGCGTCTGTTCGGTCCTTCTAGGGGGCATAGCGGCCCTCAGAAGGGCACATCGGCATCCGGTGTCGGATGGGATTCCCCTGTGCCGCCATCTGGTAGGACGATCTTGTACCCCAAGGGCGTCTCACCCACCGTCCGGAGCTTGTCGTGTTTCCATCTCCTAGGGATCATGTCCTCGCGCAGGGGAACTGTTACATCCGGCCAGCCTGGAGACGAGAGCTTGGCAACTATACCCGCAACCAATTCGCGCACCTGCGCTTTTTCCAAGCTCTTCGGGATTTTCCCGGTGTCAATCCATTGGGCGTTGATAGGTTCCAATGCCGTCAATACGTAGGCATCGCATGCAAAGCACCAGCCATCGGGATTGACGTGGTGTCCATGGTTGCACTTCCTCGTTGGCGTGATATTTATGGGGTATGTCTCGCAATGCTCACACCACCCGCCAGAGCCTTGCTTGAGTGGCTGCCGACACAGACAGCACTTGACGGTGATGGTCAAGTCCTTGGTGTGCTGGTTCGGCGCTGGAATCACATATGTCAGGTTCTCGTCCTGACTATACCCGGAGTGCTGGTTGACTTCGACGTCCTCTCCGAATCTGTCTTTAGGCATCGGCGTATCTCCCATCATGCACTTTGACGCAGTTCTCTATACCGTCCGTCTTGCCCTTGCTTAGGAGCCAGTCAAAGTCGGGCTGGAATCCCTTGTGGCCGTTCGTCCGCTCCTCGGTCCCATTCAAGAACCGGCTCCGGTGATATTGGCGAAACGTGCGCGTCCACCAATCCTCGTCGGGGAACATGGCCAGATACTCTTGCGCCTTCTTGACGCGTCCTGGACTGACGGACGTAATGGCAGGGCAGTTATCGGTGGCTTCCCGGTTGTATTTCAGGAAGAGGGCCAGAGGCGACGGCCACGGGGCCGACTCGGGCAACGCCCGAGGAGTAGGTTCTGGTATCTTTCTTTTCCTTCTCTCCTTCTTTCCTTCTTCAGTTAGTGCCCCTGCTGTGCCCTTACTGTGCCCCTGCTGTGCCCCTGAGATGCCCTCTTCTGTGCCCTCATCCAATTCGCTTCCGTTCCAAGTAGGCCAATTTACTAACTCTATCAATGTATAACGCTGTGCCCTTATCTGTGCCCTAATTGAGCCAATTCGTTCCAACGCTTTCAACGCGAGTCGGACAGTCTTGATTGACGTTCGTGAATCTTTGGAGAGGTGTTCGAGCGAGGTAACGAAAGACCCAGGCTTAATAATTACTATATCGGTCTTATTATCCCATGTGCGTTCTTTGGTGTTTGCAAGGATTAGACACGCGATCCACACCTTGAATTGCCCGTCGCTGAGTTGCCAGACGGGGTGGTCTTTCATGCGACGATGGAGTTTCAACCACCCGTTCATACGTCCTCGCAAATGAAAGCCCCGGTGGGAGTTGGCAATCCTTTCTGGCCGGAAACCAGAGGAATACCGCCACCGGGGCTTCTCCCCTTACGGGGTTTTTATTCGATTAGTGTTCACGATATTCCCTGTGGCTTCCGGCCACTTCTTTTCTGCCACACATCTGCACCCATGTCAAGCCTATTTGCGGCCTTTCGACTTGGACCCCTTTGGTGGTGTCTTGATCACCACCGGAGGCGCATACGGGTCAAACCCCAAGGGCACTGGCACACCCACATTCATCCATACCGTCCCGTCCCAGTAGAGTTGCTGCATCGGGGGAGGAATGGTGTCATTGAAGTCGAACCGGATGGAGTACAGTGCTTGCCCACCAGGCACCGAGACAAACGTGGTGGAGAGCGTACAGTTGAAGTCGAAATCGTAAATGTCTCCGGTGATGGTCTGGCCGCTCACTGTGCCGAAGATATCCCCAAGCACCGCCACGGGCTGGCTGGGATCGCCGGCCATAAGTTGCGTACCCTGCGTGCGCCACTCCATGGTGCCCACGGTCCCGAGTGTCGCAGATCCCCGTGGGTTGATCACCAGCACCGTCTGGGTGGTGTCGTTCCATTCGGTACACCCAGAACCCACCACGCACCCCGTCGTGACCAGGGGAAGCTGGTTGTAGTTGGCCCCGTAGGTCAGAAACACCTGGGCGGTGCCGGACACCATGCTCCCTTCTGGCAGCTTGACAACAAACGGCCCCTCCCACCCATTGGCAGCCGTCGCCTCGAAATAACCGGAGAGTTCGGCGCGCACTGGAGACGCACAGACCAACAGCATCAGCACCAACACCCAGCGTTTCATGCTGCACCTCCGCACCCGTGTCAAGCCTATTTCCTCGCATCAATGGTGGTGTCATCACCCGTAAGTTCCGGCGGCATCTCACGTCGCCATCGGGCTAGCAGTTCGGCTGTCAACGGCTCCATTTCTAAGCACTGGATTTCGCTTTGAATAGGAAGCGAACCCGCATGTGTCTGCCCAGCATGGAATAGCACCGTATCGCCCTTACGGAGATATTGCTTATTCAACCTCGTAATAGTTTTCCAAGCAGTGGATGGGCTTTTCCCGTCATTGTCATCATTGCCGTTAACTGCGTCAAGATAGTAGGTCACTTCGCCCCCGCCGCCGCTTGCCACATGGCCAAGTCATGTTCCAGTTCCGCGATCCGCGCATCGCGTTCTGCGATCATCTTGTTGTGTACCTCTTGCGCTTTCACAAGTCCGGCGTGCGTGGCGAGGGACGCTATTGGCTCCAATTCCGCCACCCGCTGCCGCAGCGCATCCCGCTCAACCCGACACGAGTCTCGCTCATCTCCGACTCTGACAAGTTGTGCCATTATGCGATTTGCTGCCTCTGTTTCACCGAGCAGTAATTTCTTTAACTCATCCCGCTCGGCGGTGAGGGCGGCGATGATGGCCTCGTGGCCGCAGCCGGGGCAGGGATCATGTTCTCCGTCATCGTATCCACCATACACGAGCCCGTTGCATCCAGCGCAATGGATCATCGCGTCTTCTCCCACGCCGCGAGGGCTTCCACGGCATCCCGCAAGTTCCCCATGCCATACACGGGGAATGGCGTGGTTGTTTCGGCAACCACCCTAGAGGCATCTACGACATTGCGGAGCCTGTCGCGTTCAGATACAAGCGCCTTTACGCTCTTCGCGCACCGCTCCAGTTGCCCCTCGATCTCCCATTTCTGCCTGATGATGTTGTTCAACTCATCCACCTGCTTCGCGATCTTCTCGTGGAGCGGACGAGCCATCTCCTGAAATTCCTCATAGAGTCTTTGATTCTTGGCAGACATCTGATCGCGTTTTGGGATCGACTCAGGGGCATGTTCGCCCATGGTCATACTCCTTTATTACTAGAAGAAACCTATTGAACTCTTCCACCAGGCGAATGGAACTTTCATGCATCTGATTCAGGTCCGCACGCAGCGCATCCCGTTCTACCGTAATCCGCAGTATTTCCCCATCGAAATGCGCGTTGCTTCGTCGCAGCGCATCCCGCTCGTTGATTAACTCGACGTTGACTTGTCTACATGCCACACAGGACTGCCTCCACTCATTCCGCTCGGTCTTCATAGCCGCATAGAAGAGGGCTGCGTCCGCTCCCTCCGATGGCAGGGCCGCCGCAAGCGCCTCGCGCTCGGCGGTGAGGGTGGCGATGGTGGCGTCCTTGTCTACGCAGTCCATACATCCGTAGGGTGGTTCTGGCTTTCGTCCGTCGTAAGCAAGCATCACTCCCTCCGCAGCGCGACGAGGATGGGATCCGCGAGGGCGGACTGTACCTTGGATAGGTCACACGTCACGTGTCTATGACTCACCATACACCACGGGTTGACAGTTTCCAGCGCCTCCACCAGTCGGAGTGTGGCGGCTTGCAGCGCATCCCGCTCGGCGGTGAGGGCAGCGCAGGATTGACAGCCTGGACACTCGTAGGGTGATGTCCCGCGTTCGGAAGAAACACCGTGCATATGACACCCTGGACAATGCGTCGTCATGGTGTCCTCCGCACTTCCTCCATCAGGGCGTGCGCCGATTCGTCGTTCACGCAGCAGCCCCGATGCTCCCATACCACCTGCGCGCAGCGTTCGCGTTCTGCCGCGAGGGCGGCGTCGATACGAGCAATCAGTGTTCGACTGTTGAGTGCAATACTGTTGCACCTATAGTCCTCGCACTCCCATTCCGCCAGAATTTCCTTGCCGGTCATGTGTCCTCCGTGGCGGGGAGAGTGGTGTCGTACTATGGCCGGTGCGCCACGCCGACTGTTAGCCACGACTCGGGGCATGCCCCGCATATACGCTTCACCACCCTCCCCGCCCGTGAATGCCCCTGGTCCCTAACTTCTAGCCATCGCTAGATCGGTTGCGATTGGGAATCGGCTATTCCACCACTCCTTGAATGTCATACATCCTCCGTGGCGGGGAGAGTGGGTGTGCGCGTACCGAATGTAAGCGGCCACGCCACGTCCACAAGTCACCACCATCCCCGCCCGTGAATGCCCCTGGCCGCCTCCGTCGTTTGGCAATGCGGCGGGAGCAAGCCCGTCGCCACGACTCGAACGTGTTAATCGGCACGCGAACGCCGCAGGGGCATTGCTACTTCGCCTAGCTGAGTTCCGATTTCCTGGCATCCTTAGCCATGAGCACCGCCACGTACTCTTCCTGCTCGTACTTGCCTTTCAGCGCATAGAACTTGTTCCACTCCGCCTGGAGCGTGGCCTTGGTCATCGAGCCGTTGAACGCATCCTTCCACTCGTCAACCGTGAGAAGGGGTGGGTCTTCGGCTTGCGGTGGCGTCACGTCCTTGAGTGGCGGTGGATCAACTGGCGGTGGCGGGGTGACGTCTTTTGGAGGCGTTCCTGCCGACCGCGCATCGTCGTCATCCTCGGGCGTGATCCCAGTGACGTTCAACAGGCTGTACCGCTTGGCATACGTCAAGGCGCTCCCGCTGCGTTGCGCGGGGTTGCCGCCACCGCGCTCAGACGGATCGGGGATCGGCATGGAGACGTCGCCTGAGTCTTCCGAGTACCCCAGGACATGCGACACCCGGCAGCGGGCCACCACGCGATTCGTTTCCTCGCGGGATGTCCAGGTGACGGTGAGTCCGAGTTCGGCCAACAGGGGGCGAATGGCCACCATGATCTTGTCGAGGGGCGCGTAGGAATAGGTATAGGATCCGCGCGACGTGTAGATGTTCGCCTTGCTGGACTTGTCGATCACCGGACACCGCTGCTGGAAGGACGCCATCGCCGTGTGATAGGCTTCCTTCGCCTGCACCTCGCGCACGTCCTTGGCGAGGGCCACCAAGCGTTCGAGGGTTTCAATACTGGCGTTACCCTCCACCGCTTTGGTGAGGAGCATCTGCGGGTCAATCCGGACAAGCGCCTGTTTTGGGTCAGTCATACGTCACCTCTCTGTCCATGTAGTCTCCATCCTTCCACGCATCAAGCCGACGCTCGCACTCGGCCTCAAAATCATCGCGGTCTAACTCCTGGCAGGTACACGGATAAATGCCGTGGTCGAGGTCGTCTCCCTGTTGGTCATACTCGCAGTCCTTGTGGTGTCCGTGCAACTCAATATCCCGCACGAACTTCTTGGGCGCGCGTGGCATGCGTCCGAGTGGCGTGCTCATAGTCGCTCCACTACCTGGCCACACCGACCGCACACGAGGTCGATGCTGCCGTTATACATCTTCCGCTCACGAATACGGTGCTTGGGATGGTCGCAGGGGCGGGTCTGATATACATACTTTTTGTGCGCGTCGATCATATCGAAAAGCGCAGCGCGAACCTGCATCTTGTCTTCGAGTGATAGTTTGAACAGTTCGGCGATGAGGTCATCGGGCGTCATTCCACAGTCTCCCCACTCTTTACCTTGGCCGCATCCTCGATCATCCGCTGCTCGATGAGCAGCCGTTCCACCATGTCGCGCACCCGGCGTTGCGCTTTCAGGATCGGCGTGGCGATCCGCAGGACATCCGCAGTCGTGAGCTTGGCCATGTCGCACCCCCTTACAAGTCGTAGAACGTCATCCCGTGATAATCGCGCACCACCACCAACTTCTTGCACCACGAGTCATGACACTGGAAATTCTTGAGCAGGTCCATCTCGGCGCGGCCTGGATTCCTGTTGGTTTTTACCTGCACCAACTCCGTGCCATAGTCGGGGTGCAGCGCAATCAAGTCCCACATGCCCAGCGACCCGCCCGCCTTGAGGACATACCACCCGCGCTGCTCGTAGTGGTCGCGCACCTTGTACTCGCTGCGGGCGCCTTTCGCTTTGGCCGTCACCGCCGCCCCCACATATCCTGAATATGGTGCGCCCGGTCCCCGGTGAGGTCCACGAACTTCATAGGAATGAGAAACCGCAACAACCGACGCAAGATGCTCATGATAGCCTCCATACCCGTGCGCCATTTCTGGTTACGTCCCGTCCGTCCACCTGCTCAACATCCACCTGTTCCGGTTGCAGCTCGGGGAGCCTCCGCGCCAGTTGGTGATACAGCACCGTCGCATCGCCCCCACCGACCACTGCGGCCCGTGCCGCAATCTCCGCGCACGTCCCCGGCCCGAACTGGCGGACCATATACAGCGCATCGGCTTGGGACTTGGTGAGGTGCGTGGCCACCGTGCAGGCGGCATCCTTGCTCGTCTGCGGGTCGGTCCGACGCGCCAGGAGGCGTTCCTGGAGCGAGACTTCGCGGCCACCGGATCCGGGAACGAAGAGGCTTTCTTGCGTGTTCATAGTCGTTCCTCTGGGTTCAACCCAGGCACCGACACCACCACACGCCCATCCCCCTTAATCCACGCACATTGCCCGACCCTGTGCCGTGCGAGGTTGAACTCCGGACACCGCTGCGCGAGTTGCATGGTGTAGATGGTGTTTCCTAGCGGCTTGGCGTAGTCGTTGAGGCGCTGCCATTCTTCGTATGTGAAGATACCGTCGAGTCTGAGTCCCATGTCGGCCTCCTACGCAAATGCCTCGTTGACCATCTCCAAAAACCATCCGCGATATTTTTCCCCTGCGGCGGCCCATATGGCGGCCCGTGCGGCGGACCCTGCGGCGGCCAATGCGGCGGCCCCTGCGGCGGCCCGTGCGGCGGCCCATGCGGCGTCCCGTGCGGCGGCCCGTGCGGCGGACCATGCGGCGTCCCGTGCGGCGGCCCGTGCGGCGGACCCTGCGGCGGCCCGTAATGACTCGTCGCCGGTCTCCAGATACCTACGGACGATTGGAGGAGCATCCCAAAGGTGGAGGACGTCCAGAGCGCAGCGACGGGCAAATGTTTGCAGGAGGGATTCCGCGTCCACCCGCGCCCGAATGACTCTTCGTGTAGCGACGTGTTTATCCGTGTCCGAGAGGATAGTACCACCGAGGTCCACGAGGCAGAGGGTATTTCCTGGTGCGTATTTCAGCGCATCGAACGGATGGACCGAGGCATGTAGCCCCCGCTCACACAAAATGACCGGGAGTGGACCGTCATACCTCAGCCATTTGCCATCGGCGGGAACTGGCTTGCCGTTCCTAAGTGTGTCGCCTACGAAATGATATGCGCGGACCATTGTTCCTCCCACGCGATTGCCCCCAACGTCATGCACTCCTGGCGCAAGTCCTCCCGTCCATACCACTCAGGCAGGCGACGGCGCTCCACAAAGCCGGATTGGTAGTAGAATAGGACGGTAATCATGCCGCCGTCTCCCATCTGGTATCCACGCCCGCCCGCAATAGGGCTTGCATGTGCCGGTCATGGCAGCGGTGACACGCTGCCGTGATTTCGGCGTGCTGACTCATGGTCGTGAGGACACAGGCGAAATAGCCGATGGTGCTACCGAGGAACAGGCCGAGCAGTAGGAAGAGCATGGCCACCTCCATTACAGCGTGATGTTGAGATACCGGGACACCTTCTCTCGTATGCGCCTGTTGGGACGATAGCCACTGAGGAGATGGGCGAGAGCCACGGGATTTTCGGCAATGTCTAGGGCCAGGCGAACCTGGGAGAGCTTGCGGCGCTTCAGTTCTCGGCGGACATTCTCAACAAATTTGTCTGCGCTATTTATCTTCATGGGCAAATTAGACCATACGCGATAAACCGTGTCAAGTGTTATTTATCAAAAAGAACAGACCCCGAAGAATTATTCTCCGGGGCCTGTTATACTATCTTCCCCCACACGCCAGCACGAGGAATAGCGCGAACGCTAACACCACAATGGTTACGAGCAGCGCCGTTTCCACCATGTCACCACGGCCTCAAGTGCGGCCTCAGCCCAACATGCGAAACGCAGGATGATGTTCATGGTGCGGGGGACTTGCTAAAGGTAATCTCGCAGGAATCCTTGACCGTCACCCCGTTTGGCATGACCTTCGTACTGTCCACATTGAGGAAGGTAGCCGTCACCGTCACCCCGGCGTAGACCCCCTTAACGCATGTGATGGTCGAGTCCTTGATCTTGGCAAACTCCGCCAACTGTTCTGGCGACATAGCCGTGACACCCATGCCAGTCGCACACCCGCCGAGCAGTCCGACCACGAGCAACAAGATCAGTCCGCGCATGCTGTCCTCCTAGTGAGTGTGTGCCGTCGTCAGGGTGATATTATCACTCGAAACGCTCGTGGTGTCTGTAGTGTAGGTGATGGTGGGATACCCCGTAGAGTACGGATTGATCCACCACGTCTGCGCCTTCCACTCCTTCCCGCACTTCGCGCAGTACGGGACGTCGCACTTCTTGCAATATTTCACGTCATGGTCGCAATGGTTATGGGCCGCGCAATAATTGTGTAACATGCTGTCCTCCTAGTGTGGGGTGCGGCGGTAGGCGTCCACGGCCTTCACGAAGGCGATCGCGCCTCCCGCGCCGATGACGACGAACTGCCACGGATCGCTTGGATAATGCTGCATGGACATGATTGCGGTCGCCACGGCAATGGCGAGCGCAGCAAAGCCCTCCCAGAGACAGCCGAGCAGGAATTTCGTCATGCGGTCCCTCCTTTCTGGAGCAGTAGAGTCGCGCACACTTCGCATCCGTTCAGCCGGCAGATGTCTTCATGGTAGACGCCTCCATCCAGGCTCACGTGGCAGAAACACTCGAACAGCGACTCCAGGGCGATGACGTCAAGCGGGGAGAGTACGGCAATAGGCGGCGAGGGCAAAGAGGCGCCGGAGCCACCCGTAGCCGTACCGGTCGAACGACGCGCCGAGATGGGCATAGTAGATCCCCCTTTTCGCGCAGTAGTTCGTCAAGAACACATCCTTGTCCAGTCGGTAGGCGGCGGCGAGTGTCTGGGGTCCGACGATGCCGTCAATCGTCACGTCCAGCGCGTCTTGGAGGAGGCGAATAGCCGGGCGAATGCCGAGGTTGACTCCCGTGTCGAACACGGCCACGGCGACTGGGGGCGGGAGGCGGTCAAGATAGGTGGCCCAGTACCGTGTGCGATAAATGTTGATGGCTTTAGCTTTGGTGAGATGGGCGACGTCGATGTCGGGGTGGGCCCGCTGGGAGATGCCATACCGGGTCAGGCCACCAGGATCGAGGGGGTCATCGCTGATGTCCCCCTCGGCGCTCAGGACAAACTTGATCGCACGGTCAAACGTGGTCATGTGCTCCTAGTCTTTCGCGTCCTCCCGAGACCAGCGATGCAGCGAGAGCCAAAAGAGAATCAGACAACTGGCGAGGGTCGCATAACCGACCCAGACCCAGTCCTCAAGAAATTCTCGGGCGGTGAATCCTGGCGATAGATCCGTGTATGTGTCAATCGTGGCGATGGTCGGGAAACAGATCACGAAGGCCATTGCTGCGAAGACCGCCCGGAGCCGCCGCAACACCTCCCCGTCCCGCTTCTGCGCCCACGCCAATTCGACCAACACAACCAGAAACGCTCCGAGACAGACAATCCGCCAGATCAGTCCCAGGGTGCCCAGGCTGATAGTCACGCTATCGCTCGTGGCGGCTGGCGATCACCGTCATGAGCTGCATGATTTCGGCAGTCCTGGCCTTGTCGCTGTCGGTAATCGCCTCCACCACGGCCCGCATCTCGTGGCCGATATTCCCCATCCCCTCGATCTGTTTCTGGGCGAATTCGTAATGGCGGGTGCAGGTGTTGTGTTGGACGTCGAGCTTCTTGGCGATGGCATCGAGCGCCATGACACTTTGCCGCAGGAGGGCGGCAATCTCCTTGGTCTGCGGCTGCCAATGTTTCATCTGCACGATCTGGGCGACGGAGACGCCCGCCATGGCCGCGAGGGAAAGCAGGAAGAGGGCCACGAGACCCCACTGTCGAAAGACCGCTTCGAGGATCGTGCGGATCGTCTCAGGGTCCACAAGCCTACTCCATGTTAGGGTGTGTCGCTAACTCAGTCGCTCCAGGCGCACCCGCAGGTCAAAGGTTGGGCTCCCCGTCACGCCCCCGAAGGACACCGCATACTGAATCGTCGTCGTCGCGGCATTCAGAATGATGACTTCCCCTTGTGCATAGGCCGTCGCGTCGGTGGCGTCCAGCGCGGAGGACGAGGCGGTCTTCAATCCAACGGTGTCTGTCCACCCCAACGTCAACGTCACCGTGCCCCCGGTGCCAGCCGCCGTCATGGCGAGGTAGTAGGTGGCCCGCCAGAGGTAGGACAGGTAGGGAGTGACGATGGTGGTCGCCCCCACGGCGGTGCCCCGGTCGGTGTACGCCACCCACTCTGACCGGGTGAGCGGAAGGCCGCATTCCAGGTTCGCCACATCGGTGGGGTACGCGCCCCCATTCCCCTGTGCCAGCCCGAGAATCGTATTCGGGTTGATGGACGCGGCGGGAGACCCGGAGTTCATCCACTGACTCGCGGCGGGGATTTCCCAGCCCACGTCCGGCCCCACAAAGAGACATTGGGTAGGGAAGGACGTATGCACCGAGTAGTCGAAGACGACCCCATAGGTTCCCGCGACGTTGTTAGTCCCGTACACCAGGAGATTGTCGAACCGGCAGGCATCCGCGACCTGGAGCAGCACCCCGTAGGTGATTTCCGTGCCATCCAGATAGATCCGCGTATTGGTGAACGTCGCATAGCAGGTCGAAGCCGAACCGTCCGCATGTCCGGTGAGGTAGATCCCATACGCAGCGGCCACGCTCGGCACGTACACGACGATATTGTCAGCCAACAGCACGTCGGTATTGGTGCTGAAGCCCGCCGTGGTGGCGCTCACGCAGGTGGTGTAGAGGGAGATCGCGGTACAGCCCGTGAATGTCACGCAGGACAGTTTGGCGTTTCCGACCGATTGGATGATCAACCCGTAGTCCGCCGACCCCGCCCCGTCGAACTGGATGTTGTGGCACTCGAATCCGCGCAGCGGACCCGCCACCGCCATCATCGTCCCGGACACGTCTCCACTCCAGGAGAGGACTACCGGAGACGCGGGATAACTGAGGGTGTCGGCCCCGTAGACGGGCGGGGCAATGCCGATGAGCCGGACGCCTCGGCGCGTGGAGGCGGTTGTTGTGGTGCCATCCCCGATATTGATCTGTGCCGTGCAGTCATAGGTGCCCGCCGGGAGCAGGACATCCCCCCCGGTGGCCGGCAGGGCGTCGATGGCGGCCTGAATCGCGGTCGAGGTGAAATCGTTGACGCGGATATAGGCCCCGTCGATGACCCACGACCCCCCGTAGAGATAGGGAACGCCGGTCGAGGTGGAGGTGTCCAGGCCCGTCCCACCCTGATCCACCGCGAGGATGGCGGGAGCGGCAGGCAGGTCCGCCGGGACGGTGGTGTCGTCAGCGCTGATGATGCGGGGGCCTAAGCGTCCGGACATTAGCGCCTCCCTTTGAGCAGGTCGAGCAGGTCCGCATCGGTCTGCCGTTGTGATTGAGCAGCCACGCCTCCACCAACCGCCCCCGCTACCGACCCACTACGGTTCGTGGGACGGAAGCTCCGCTCGACATATCCTGGAGGCATCTTCACCCCCATCTGCGGGGATACGCCACCGAGGATCGCCCCAACGGACGCAGCGGTTTCTGGAGAGATGCCGATGAGTTTTGATAGAATAACGCCCACCGATCCACCCAAGGCAAGCCGACCTGACCCGAATCGCTGACCGGGGATTGCCCTCCCAACCACGTCTGTCACCGGAACGATGTCGGCAATATCCTGCCGGATAGAGTCCAACAGTCCCGGGCGAGCCTTCTCAACCGCCGCTGTCCACTCGGGGTTTGTTTTCATCCATTGTTCGATCTTCCCAGGAGAGGTAATGACTGATTGCCCTGTGCGCTGCGTCACGATACCAGCATGTTCAATGGCGTCTTGAATATCCTGACGCAGAAAGTTCAGCCTAGCCGCCCGAATAGCATCAGCATACGACTGGAATGCTGGGTCTTTTGTGGACTTTGCTGCCGCGATCATGTCCTCATGGACCGACCCAAGCATCTGCTTCCACATGCCGCGTTCTGCCCCGGTGGTGCTGCCGATCTTTTGATTGATTCCCTTGACAATCGCATCTACCTGTCCTGCGTTGAATTGATTGATGCTTCCCAACTCTGTTTGCATTTGTGTCAGCGTATTGACGAGCGCCTTATCTTGGATGGCCGTGATGGGGTTCTTGGATGCCTGTGCCGTCATGCGGGACACGGCATTCGTCAGCGAGGAAAGCGGGGCGGTTCCCACGGGAGGCTGTGCCGCAAGACGTTCGGCGGTTCCGTATGCGGCGTTGACGTCACTGTCTGTCACGCCGAAGCGTTCCGGAACGCGCTCCATCATGGCGGCCCCCGCCGCATGGCGCTCCGCTGGCATGGAGAGATACCGTCCTGGTGTCTTGACCGCATATCGGCCAACCACTGGAGCCGCCGACGTCGCGCCAGCCACCCCGAGTGTCGTCAGGATGTCCTCTGTCACCCCCGGAGCGGATTTCCCTTGTCCGAGGGAGGTCATCCCCCGAGCAACTGTAGCTCCTCCAACCGCTCCAGCGGGTCCTCCCGCAACGCCTCCCAGTGTTCCCCCGACGATCTCCGGAAGCGAGTTGGCGATGGGGGACGCGACATCCTTGACGGTTTGGACCGCCGCCGGTCCAGCGATGCGCGGATCAAGCAGACTTCGGAGTTCGACGTCTTTCGCCTGGGAGAGATTCCTTCCGGCCTGCACAAGTTCTCCGAAGAGTTGCCTCCCCATCTCATAGGGGGCCATGACGATGTTTTTGGCAGACCGCCCAATGGCCCCCCCAAACGTATCTTCCTCCCCCACTGGGACCGCATTCTCTAGAGGGTCTTCGGATACTCTAACCGCTCCCTCCAATGGATCAGCCATTACTGGATCACCCCACCTTTCACGGTTACGGTTGACCCATCCTGTAGTTTGTACGTGCCGTCAGGCTTTCCGGTCTTGGATCCACTCAGTTGGTGTTTCCTCTGAGGAGTCGTCGCTGGACCTTGTGGGCGTGGACTCAACGGACCCGTTCCGAGTGAGCTTGCGGGACGGACAGACGCCTTAGAGACGTCCTCCATCATGGAGTTGACTTCATCGGAAAACCGATTGAGTCCGGCAACAAATACCGAAGGCTCATCGGTCAGGTTGTAGAGGAGTCCCTTCATGCGCCGGTATTCCTGCTCGTTAATCTGCGCTCCAGACCTCGCCCGGAGAATCATATCTGAGACATCTAAGACGGCCTTGCGGAACGTGGCCTCTTCTTGGGAGATATTCCCGAAGAATTGCCTGACGGCCCCTGCCAACGCTCCCGGAGTGTACTGCCCCTTGATGGCTGCCTGTTCCTGATTCGCAAATTCCTTCTGGACTCCTTGCACGAACGGCGCAAATCCCTTCCCGACAAACTCAGGTCGATAGAGGTTTTTGACATAATCGGTCTGCCGAGATGCCGCGCTTAACATCTGGTATTTTGACCGATCCGCACCCTGGAGCGGTTCTGTGATGTTCTTGGCCTGCTGTTGCGAGGCAACCACCGCTGACGCACCAGGCATGGGAGGAAGCGCAGGCTGACCAGGAACGGTCGGGACTGGCACTGGAGACAGTTTTCCACGGATTCCGCCTTCGGCTGACGCCTGTCCGACTTGCCCAGCCGCTCCGACTTTCGCCTGCAAAGCCTCTCCGGTATTCTGTCCAATAGTTCGTCCTGCACCGGACGCTTTCGCAAGAGACTCCTCAAATATGGCCGCAGCGTACTCTGCCTGACGAATATCTCCGGTCGTCTCCATCACATCATTGAATACCTGGGCTCTCGGGGAAATCCCCTTCTGCTTCGCATGTCGTTCAACAATCTTATAGATTTGCATTGCCTGTTCTGGATCTGGTAGTTGCCCAGGAGCGAGTCCAACAGCAGCCCGTGCGATCCCGTATGGATTCGTGAGTGCTGACGTAGACACCGCAGGATCTCGGGGAACCCTCTGGAATCCGAACGAGGTTTCTCCCTTCGCGGATACATGCGGGATCGGCTGATACTCTTGAGGATTCAACCCGTACAGCCTAGCCATGAGGTCATTTCCCTTGGCGGTCTTGGTAGGGGGAATCACTCCAGATGACGCCTCTTCCCCGGCACCATAATTCGCGGAACCTGGCTTTGCTGGCATGACAGATGGGTCTTGCGGCACTTCCACATTCCGACCAAACAATGAGGCAATGTCATTCGCTGGCGCTTGCTGTTCTCCAAGGTCAATCATTCTTCCATCCGGTCCCATCAGATACCTGGTTCCCTTTGGAATAGGCATGTATGGAGGTTTTTGGTTGTACTGCCGATCAATCTGCTTTTGGCGTTCGTAGACGCCAAGCTGCGGCTCGACCAGCGACTTGTACGCCTCCACCTTGTCCGCAATGTTCCGCCGCCGGATGCGGTCCTCGTCGATCCCCTCCGCAAAGCCCCCGGCCAGCGGGAGGCCCCCGTACTGGAGGATGGTTTCAAACGCGCCCATGTGGCCCTCCCCTACTTGATCAGGCTAGAGTACGTCCGCTTGAGGCCCTTGCGGACTTCGCGCTCCTTGCCCTGGAATCCCTTGCGCTTCATCTTCTCTGGGACAAAGATCGCCGTCTCATCCCCGCCTTCGCCAACAAGAGGACGAGCAGGCCCCCGGAACTTCTTCACGCCTCCCTTGGCCCACGCGCCCCCCGTCCCAGCGGCATCGGAGCCAACATCGCTCGACCCGCGAGCGCCATCTTGGTCTGCCCCTTGGTCCGTGGTTCCTCCTCCGAACATGCCTTCCTGGTCGGGGTTCCCGACGCTCGGTGCGCTCACGCCTGACGGTCCAGTCGTCCCGTAGCCGCTTGGCCCAACGGAGACCCCACCCACAATCCCTTCCGGTGCGCCGGGCATCCCATACCCCAAGCGGTCTGCCATCGCCTGACGTTCTGCCATGGTCGCCTCGATGATGTTGCGCTCCGGGCCCATTCCGAAGAAGGACCGAACTCCAGGATTGTTCAAGGCGCTGACCCCAAGGCGTGTCGCACCCATCATGGTGCTCATGGGTCCAAGGCCCAGCGCGGAAAGCCCCATGCTCGCCATGGTGCGCCCGGCGGAGACAGCGGCATTCTCTCCAAATGACCGATTCCCTGGCTCCGAGCCAAACGCCGAGGCAACGGAAGATACTGGATCGGTCAACGAGTTGAACTGCCCCCGCTCGGCAGACGTCATGGGACCGGACACGTCAGGGCCGATCCCCGTCCCTGGAGTGCCCCCGCCCTCCTGCTCCAGTAGATATTGGTACGGCTCGACAGGAATCTGGGGGGCCGCCGGCTGCGCCAGGAGGTTCTGATACGGTTGAGGAGTGGGTTGACGCACAGTGGCCCACGGTCCACGGTTCCAGAGCACTGGGTTCGCCATGATGCCCTCCTAGAGTCCCCAGACGTTCCCGAAGTCAAAGTTGAACGGGGTATCGTAGTCCCACAGGCTTGTGGCTGCATCGGTGGCCGGGGAGGCGTAGTCCGCTCCCGATAGGTAATCCGGGCTGAACCCCCCGCTGAGATCGGCATAGGCGCTATTGCTCAACCCGCTATACATTCCGCCGTAGTCCGGCTGGTACGCCCCGGCGATGTCATTGGCCACAGGGGCAGAAAGGGCCTGGTACTGTTGGCTGAGTTGCTGGGGGGTGCTATTCCACATATCCGGCTTGAGGCGCTTCCAGATGTCCGGTGAAGCCTCCTTCAGGATCGCCCCGCCGATTGCGCCGCCCATGCTGCTGAGAGATTGGAGCCCAGATGGCTTGACGGCTCCAGGACTCCGCATCACGTTGTTCATTGTATTCGTATATTGCAAGCGATTCCCGAAATCGGTTTGGGCGTCGCTAATGTTGTAATCGCTCATCAGTCTAGAATACATGTTTTGGGCCGCACCCCGCGAGGATGTCTGCCCACGTCCCGCCGCACTTCCCGCAGAAATCTGCCGAGATTTATTCATCGCATCCTTCAGAAGCACATCCTTGGTCTGCGGGTAGTCGAAATACAAACTGCTAAACGGCTCGACCATTCCGGCGTTCGTGAAGTTTTGCTTGGGGACTGCCATGGCTACCTCCTACGTTTTCGAGGTGTTCGTGTTGCTGCCTACGTGCAAAACAACCCCTCTAGTTCATGTTTTGCTCGACTGCGTATTTGATCCAAGAGAATCTGCCTCAAAATGAAAGTCTACTTCCAGCAAGAGTGGGAGCTGTCCGGTTGTCGTGCTTGCCCACGTATCATCTGTGCCCGTATCGCTCCGACGCACGTTACACACCAGCATGGAACTGATCGTCTTGGCAGCGGTGTGGCCGTCAATCGCCACCGCAGCGGTCATCTGGTGCTTATGGTCTGTCCCATCGCATGCGTCCGAGAGGTCTGCCGTCTGCATGTCGGGAAATGTCCCATCGATATTCGCCCATGCGTAATCGACCTTCCACCCGACTGTTGCGCCGTTCTCTTCGTTCCCGCGAGGACCTGGGGTCCAGTGGATGTGGACTTCTATATCCGTTCCATGCTTGTAACTGTGTGGCATCTGGACGGTGAAGCTGGCGAAATCGTTCTTGGCGAACTCCGGGAGATAGGTGCCAAGGCCCCCCCCGTTCGGGTAGTAGATAACATAATCTGGGTCCGCCACCCCTGGTCGGTCGAATGACCCCGGCGTGATGCGTAAGTCATCCCACACGGTCGCCGTACCCGCCAAGGTAATCCCAGTGGCATTGGCGGTCACGGTGTTGCCGCTGCTCCCGGCGACAACGCTCGTCGTCCCGGTCACGGTAGTCACGCTGGGCGTCGCGGAGTAACTGGGAGCCGCCCCGGTGGTGCCGACCAGCACCGTGCCGGTGGCCCCCTCCGCCGTCGCCGCCACTGCCGCCGTGGCATTCCCGTAAAGTACCCCGTTGTCGGTCAGCGTCGTAGCGCCGGTGCCACCCAGCGCGACGGTCAACGTGGCGAGGGACGTCAAGAGCTTGGTCGCATTCGTGACCACCAACTGTGAGGCGGTCAACCCAGAAAGCGTCACGCCGGTCAGCGTCGGCGTGGCATCCCATTCCGGAGCGACGTCGACACCCTTGGAGGCAATGACCTGGCCCGCCGCCGATCCATCGATCCACGCGAGGCTGAAGCTGTTTGGATCAAAGAGGTTGAGGATCGCCAGCATTTGCGAGAGGAGATCGTTCAGCCGGCCCAGTTGTTCGGGCTTCGTGAGATCCGTGAGCTTCCCGCCGATGACCAGGCGCTCGGACATCTTATCGCACCGTCAACACGGGCGTCCCGATGGGCGCACCAAGTTCAAACGCTCCAAGGTCGAATCCGCCGCCCTGGGGACGCGGATCCCCATCATAGTCGAGCTCCACCCCGTAACTCGTGCGCCCTCCGGAAACGGACACGCCCTGGTCTACCGCCAGAGTCGATCCACCCGTGAGGTGGAAGTCGTGCGTGGTGCGATTGGTGAAGGCGGGATCGCCGCTGGTCAGGTTGTGGTCCGCTGTGATATCCGCTCCCGCCGATCCCCACTCCGTCGCCGCCGTGGAGCAGTTCGAGAAGATATTGTTCCGGAAGATGATGTCACCGGACAGCAACGCCGTCGTGGTGTTACAGTACGCGCCATAGGGGTTGCCGTCCACCGTGTTGTGATAGAAGTAGACGTTCTGCTTGACCCCAGGGCTGCCGCCCCAATCTCCGGGCAGCCGCAGACCAGACCGATTGTTGTCGTACACGAGGTTGTTGTAGACCCAGATGTCATGGCACAGTCCACCTTCTTCCGACTCCACGATAATGCCGTCCCGTGCCATGGTGACGCTGTTGTCGTAGAAGTAGATGTGGTGCGTCTCGTTGCTGAACGCATCTACCCCCAGCCCGTAGCGATCCGAGTTCTGGGCGTCCGCTCGCGTCAAGTCTATCGTGTTGTGATGCACGTAGACATACGACGCGCCGTCCTTGATGTTGAGTCCTTCCCCGCCCGTCGCGCCAATCGTCCGGTTCCCGGCATACAGGGTATTGTAGGAGACCTCCACGTTCGTCGAGCCATACGCAATCGAAATGATCTCATCCGATCCGGCAGGCATGTTGGAGTTGTAAATCGTGTTCCCGTAGACGACCAGATTCGTGGCGCTCCACGAGGCGATCCCGGCCCGCGCCGTGGTGTCGGTGATGCAGTTGCGAATATCGGTATTGGTCGCCGACAGGATACAGATGCCGGTATGGCCGCTGTTGATGATCTTGAGGCCATTGATCGTCACGTTGTTCGTCCCCTTGATCCAGACGACGCCTTCCTCGTAGGGGTCCAGGTCGATGCCCGTGCCGTCCAGAATGGCGGTCCCCACCGTATCGCTCGGATAGCGGGCATAAGTCACGGTACTCGCGTAGGACTTGTAGGAGAGGTTCAGCGCCTCGTTCCACGTCCCGGAGCGGAGATAGACCGTATCCCCGGATGTCGCCGTCGCCGTCGCTTTGGCGAGCGTGAGCCAGGGTGCCCCAATCGTTCCGGCGTTCGCGTCGTTTCCCGCCGGCGAACTGGCAGCGGTGGCCACATAGTAGGTGCTCATGCCCGCCTCCATTGCAACATCCCGTGGAGTGTGATCGGCCAGTAGATGGACACCTGCGCTTCGACCGTGCGGAGCCGAATCTGTATCCAGGGAGACCGGAGATGGAACCCGATGCCACCCCAGTCCGCCCCGGTGGTGCTGGCGCTCATGGTGATGGATGCGATGGTGGAGTAGGACGCGGCGGTGAACTCCCGTGGGTGGTGCGCGGTGCGGGCTTCCACGATGAGCGTCCCGCTGGACTGCGTCTCGAAGTTCAGCACCAGCTTCCGCCAGGAGACCACGGGATGCGGGCGGCCTGCCGAGATCCACGGGAGCGTGACAAACCGCGTGATGGCCGTCCCGTCCCAGCTCGTCCCAGTGTTCTGCTCTAGCACCCTCCCCGTGTAGTCCGGGGTCAGGAGATACTCCACATCACTTTCGATGACCGTTTCGGCCAAGGACACCGACCGGCCCACGATTGGCAGGAACGCCTGCTGTGTGGCATTGTAGGCGATCCCGCTGGTGTTCGTGGTGCCCCCGGATGGCGTCCACCACCAGTAGAGTTGGTTGGCGTCATGGAGCCGCCCGCCCACCACATACTCCAGCCGCGTGGATTCGATGTCCGCCAGGGTGGGGTCCACGATCTCGCTCGTTTTCATGGTCCCGATGCCGGCGAAGGCGTGGAGGTTGTTCCGCCAGTGCATCCACACGCGCCCTGCCGCCATGACCATGCTGCGGTGGGACGTGCAGCCGTGTTCAGAGGTCACTTCCTGCCGGGTCATGTCATAGTCCGGATATAGGAGGTTCCGAAACTGCACATGCAACGAGTGGACGCTGCTGTCGGTGGTGATAAGCATATAGTCCGCGTACTCGTGCATCCCCGTCACGACGCTGCCACCAGACGTCGGGATGACCACCACGGAGGTGTCGATGCTGTCGAACTGGTCCACCGCCCCGGTGGCCGAGTAGTAGACGTCCATCCCGGACGACCCCAAGAGCATGCCTTTGAACTCCCGGACAATCTGACAGGCGGGCATGACGTTCGCATAGATGGTGTAACAGTCATCGAACGAGGCGTTGATCGTCGCGCCCGTCGAGTCGAGGGTAAACGTCAGCTTCGCCAGGGAGGCCCAGGAGGGGGACCCCACGGACCCGAATGCCGACCGGAGGGCGTGGACATGGTTCCACCCTGCCGACAGAGATCCCCAGGAACTCCCGAGGAGCTGATAATAGTTGGTGTCGGCCACGTCCCCTAGCCGGATATTGCATGCCGTGAGGTCCAGGCCCGTCACCGTGTCGAAGTAGACCCAAAAGTCGAGATAGTCCGTGTCGGCGAAGTCGGGTGCCGCGAAGAGTCCCGACGTCAGATCCCAGGCGGTGGCCGGCGTGAGGGACATCCCAACAGGAGAGCCGGTGGTCGTGAGCTTGAGCGACCGGACCCCCTGTTTCACATTGGTCGAGTCAACAGCACCCCCCACCCATGTTTCAGTGGACTCCATGTCGCAAATGACTTTGGCCCCTACTGGAATGCAGCGGGTTCCGTCATACTTCAGGTTGCCGTCGGTGCCGTTCCCCATGACCAGATATTCGTCGATCTGGGTATGGCTCCACCAGGACGCCGCGCCGGTTGTGAGGCCCCGGCGAATGCTCGCCCAGGTCGCTCCCCCATCCGCAGACTTGTAGACGTGGCCATTCTGACACGCCATGAGGTAGACGGCGGTGCCGGTCGGAGGGCGATACCGGGCCAACATCTGGGGGGCGGCACTATCTGGAGCCAAGAACCCGGCGATGTGGAGGGTGCTCCCAGGCATCCCGGACGGATAGCCGCCCTGCGTGGTGATGTTCTGGAGGCCCGGCACATGATCCGGGGAGGTCTCCGTGGACTCGGACTGGCTATCCAGTCCCTTGTTGAGGTCCTTGATCGTGACGGTCAGTGACCGATCTTCTGCAACCTGGACGTCAATGGGCATGGCTTACCCCGCCACGTGGTCGATGACGATTCTCGGCGTATCCAACTGCCGTTCGGTGACGTCGGAGATCATCCGCTCCGATTCCTTGGCCGCCAACTTGGCATAGGCGTCGCTGGTCTTGTTCTCTGCCTTCCCCTTGATCCGTGCCACCAGGGCGTCCACGATCTGTGCGTGGTGTTCCGGGGGCAGTTGCGGAACCGTGGCCAGCGAGTAGCCCACACCGGGAGCACTCGCCTTGAGCCATGCCCCGGTCAGGGTCAACGCGCTGTCGCTGTCGATAGTCTGGACCGCCGGGTAGATGGCCGAAGGGTCCACCCACGTCCCGCCCGTCGTCTGGGAGACCACCTTGGGAGCGGTGGCGTCGGCGCTAACGATCAACTCCATCGTGTTCCGGGCTTCGTTGATGACCCACTCGGTTGAGCCACCCGACACGGTGGCCGCCCCCTGGGTGAGCGACACGGTCCCCGTGCTATAGATTTGCAGTGGGGCAGAGCGGCTGATATAGGAGATCTCGATATCCACCGTAGTCGTTGGCGGATAGGCCAGGATGAGGGTGTTGTCGCCCACGATGTCATACAGCAACTCGCCGTCGATGGTGCTCCCCCCGGTGGCATACGCCTGCCCGTCCTTGAACTCCTGCCCGGACATGTCCACTTCCCGGAAGGTGATGATGTCCTCGTAGCCGGAGGTGATGCACCGGATCGACTTGAGCGTGAGCAAGTCCGGGGGCAACGAGATCCGGTCGCTGGTGGTGCTCAATTGCAGGACGGAGGGGTCGTAGGTCACGCCGCACCACCGGTAGGCCGTGTCGTTCGACTGCACCACGATCATCCCGTAGTCTTCTTTGGCCTTGTGTAAGGCGGCCTCCGCCGCCCAGGCCGCATCCGTGGCCCACGCCAACAACTCGGGCAGGCGGAACAGCGGGTCCGTGGTGTCGTCTTGGTTGACAGCATCGGCCTGAAAGAGTGCCAGCCGAATGATCTGGGCAGCATTCATGGACGGTCTCCCCTCACCCGTTGATGCTCATGCCCCCCTCGGGGGCGGTATGGGCCGCACTCTCCGGGAGCGTCCGGATGGCGTTTCGATACCGATACCGCTCCCGCGCATGGTGGCGCACGTAGTAGCGGAACTCATCCTTGTTCTTGGCGATGGCCGCAAAATACTTCCGGTCGATCTCGTCGGCGATGGCGTCCGCGCCCCCCTGCCTCCGTATGTCGGTTTTCCAGAGGGTGTAGAAGACGCGCTTGTCCAGCGCCTCCCGGTCCACCTCGAACAGGATGATCTTGCGGGCCCCTGCCGACACATGGTCCTCGATGTCCACATGGCCCTGTCCGCCCCGGAGCGTGCTCTGCTCGGGCACTGTGCGCTCGATCAGCCAGCAGGACCGGTGATCGGACCAGCGGCAATCCAGGGCGCTGTCATACTCCTGCAACCGTCGGAGAAAGTCTCGGGGAACATCTAACGCTGGCATGTGCGCTCCTTAGTGAGCCCGCTTGAATCTGTTGCGAATCCGGCCAATCCACAGGGCGAACGGGTGGTACTCGGCTTCCTCGGCCTCTGCCGTCGCCGACGGGGTTGCGGATGGTGTAGCAGACACCGTGGCGCTCGGCGATGGGGAGGGAGAGTGGCCTTCCGTGTAGAGGGCGACGGCGAAGGCGTGCTTCGCGGTGACGGCGGTGGATGCGATGATGTTGATGTCGCCCGTGTCGCCGGAACTGCTCCACTCGCAGTGGCCGAAGGTGTGCGAGAACCCCGACAGGGCCGTCCCTTCGTCGTAATCCTCCAGCCAGTCGTTGTCCAACTCAGTCGGCTTGGTGAACGTCACCGGGGAGGTGTAGGCGACCGACCCGGCGTATATGATGGAGGCGTAGGCATTCGGGACGTTGAACGTGGCCGCCCGGACCATCGTGTTGTCGCTCGTGTAGGACGTGTTAGAGACCGCACAGATGGGATGCGATAGGTCAAACCCGCTGCGGTATGCCGCCACGGTTATCTTGGTGGCTGATGACGCCGCCCATTGCCAGGTGTAGGTGGCCGATTCGCTGCTGGCCAACCGCCAGTAGAGCCACCACCCGTAGGCGCCGGCGTTCTTGCCCAGGAGCGTCCACCCTGGAGACTCCACACTCGGGTCCGTCGTGTCGCCCCGGGTGATGAGGGTGAACAGCCCGTCGTTGTCCACCACCCCGGCGGGGCGATTGACCGTGGCCGAGGCGCTGTTGTCGCTGTTGTAGGTCGCCGCACGGACGAAGAAGGTCTCGGTGCCGATGGAGGGGGTGGCCGAGGGAGTGGCACTCGGGCTTGGGGTCGATGACGGAGTCGCAGACGGCGTAGAACTTGGGCTCGGCGTAGCCGACGGCGTCCCAGATGGCGTTGCACTCGGGCTGGGGGTCGCGCTTGGCGTGCCAGAGGGCGTCGCGCTCGTCGTGGCAGACACGGTTGCTGATGGCGACTCAGTGGCCGAGGGAGTCGCTGAGACGGTGGCAGATGGTGTCGCAGAGACCGTTCCGCTTGGCGTCCTTGACGGGGTGGCCGAGACCGTGGCGCTGGGCGTCCGAGAGACGGTCGCGCTGGGGGTCGCCGAAGGCGTCGCGCTTGGGGTTAGGCTTGGCGTGCTGGACCGAGTGGACGAGGGGGTTGCAGACGGAGTAGCCGATGGGCTCTCCGTCGCAGAAGGAGTCGCGGAGGGTGTGGCTGAAGCGGTAGCCGACGGCGTCCGCGATGGGGTTGCCGAAGGCGTGGCAGATGGGGTAGCAGACGGACTCTGGGTCGCACTCGGGGTAGCCGATGGAGTTGCTGAAGGCGTCGCCGAGGGCGTAGCGGAAGGTGTTCCTGAAGGTGTGGCCGAGGGGGTCGCACTCACCGTGGCGGAAGGGGTCGCCGACGGCGTCCCTGACGGAGTCGCAGAGGGAGTCGCCGACGGTGTGGCCGATGGACTCTCTGTCGCCGACGGGGTGGCCGATACCGTGGCACTTGGGGTCGCGCTAGGCGTTACACTCCAGGTGACAGAGGGAGTCGCGCTCGGAGTCGCGCTGGGAGTTGCGCTCGGACTCTCGGTCGCCGACGGAGTGGCCGAGGGTGTGGAGGATGGACTTAGGGTTGCACTCGGTGTGGCCGAAGGCGTTGCGGACGGTGTTGCCGACGGAGTAGCCGATGGAGTTGCGCTTGGTGTCGCGGATGCCGTAGCCGACGGGGTAGCCGACGGGGTTGCCGAAGGAGTCGCACTCGGGGTTGCCGATGGGCTTTGGGTTGCCGACGGAGTGGCTGATGGAGTCTCCGAGGGTGTCGCGGATATGGTTGCAGACGGAGTCGCCGAGGGAGTCGCGCTTGGCGTCGCAGAAGCAGTCCGCGAAGGGGTAGACGAAGGCGTCGCCGAAGGGGTAGCCGAAGGAGTCGCGCTTGGCGTCCCGGAAGGTGTCGCGCTGGGGGTAGCGCTCGGGGTAGCCGACGGGCTTTGCGTAGCCGACGGCGTGGCGGACGGAGTCGCCGATGGGGTCGCGCTCGCCGTCCTGGATGGCGTCGCTGAAGGGGTCGCAGACACCGTGGCGCTGGGGGTCGCAGAGGGCGTGTGGGACGGCGTGGACACGGTGGTGTAGGAGAACCACACCTCGTTCGAGTAGTCCCCTTCCACCGTGCCGTTGAGCGGGATGATGACGGCGTAGTATTCTCCGTCACCTCCGATGAAGTCGACGATGTTGATGGTGCGAGTGTCCGCATCCCCGAAGTCATATTGGTTCGGGTAGACCCCGCTGACGGTGCCCCACCGCACACGCCACCCGTCCTGCCCAGACCCGTCCCACGTCCAGTCCAGCGCCGTGGCGTTGATGTGCATGCTCGGCGTGGCCGAGGGCGTCGCGGAGGGAGTGGCGGATGGGGACTGTGTAGCCGAGGGGGTCGCGCTTGGGGTGGATGACGGCGTCTGAGACGGGGTCGCGCTTGGCGTCGCTGACGGGCTTTGGGTGGCCGATGGCGTCGCGCTTGGAGTCGCGGACGGCGTGCGGCTTGGGGTCGCAGATGGAGTAGCGGAGACCGTCGCGCTTGGCGTGGCCGATGGAGTGGCAGAGACCGTTGCTGAGGGCGTGGCGGATGCGGTTGCCGAGGGCGTGGCGGATGCGGTAGCACTCGGAGTCGCGCTTGGCGTTCCTGACGGCGTCGCAGATGGAGACTCAGTGGCAGACGGGGTAGCACTCGGCGTGGCGGATGGCGTAGCCGATGGGGTCACGCTTCTCGTCAACGATGGAGTTGCGGAGGGCGTGGCGCTCGGAGTCGCGGATGGAGATAGCGTCGCCGACGGGGTCGCACTGGGCGTCGCGCTCGGCGTGGCCGACGGAGAGGGGTATCCGGACTCGTAGGCCCCCATGTCCGGGTTGCCGATGATGGCGTTGCCCAAGTAGTCCGTCGTCAGGCCGACATCTACGCCAGCGTTGCGGCAGGGAGACAACGCCCCCAGGTGGAAGTCGGCTGGGGCGTTGACGAAGAGGGGGTCGGAATTGAGGTCGGTGCCAACACCGGTCAGCGCGTTCCAGGTGGCGAGGACGTTCCCCCCCGTGGCATTCCAGAAGTACCAGTTGGTGGCAGCGGAGTACCAACAGTTGTTGGTGATATCTAAGGCATTGTCGTAGGTGGTTGAGTCTAAATAGATGGCATAGGTATTTGCGACAGTAGCGACAGCAATGTTATTTTTAATCGTGGCTGTGGTGAGATTGTTCGAGGACATCAGAAGGATTTCTGATTTATTGTCCATCCCTCCGAGAGCATTATTCCCATAGGTCACGTTGTTATAGAGAATCGTCCCCGCCGCATCATAGGCGTAAATGCCTGCGCCTTGATTTCCTCGGGAGATGTTGTAATAAACAGAGTTATTCGCACACCACTGATCAATGGCGATTCCGGTTCCGTCGTTTCCTCCCCCCATCTGCCCGTAGACGAGGTTGTACCGCACGATGTTGTTGTCGCCGGAATTTTCCCCGTTCTCCGAGTAGAACTTGATCCCCCCCCACCCACCAGACCCCGAGGTGCCGTTGTTATAGACCGTGTTGTTTTCGACGATCCAGTAATTGGCGCGGATATGGATGCCGTCGTTCAGGTTGTTGTAGACTGTGTTGCCGGTGATGTACGTTTCATGTCCGGATGTTGACCCGCTGTCAATATACGAGGAGATCCCGTTACGGAGCTGGGAGTAAATGGTACAATTCTCGACGCGGTTATCTCCGGAGTTCCCATAGGAGAACATGATCCCGAAACCGCCGCCGTATCGGATGGTGGAATTTTGCAGGATAAAATTATTGACGAGATTGTTTTCCGTCTGAACGACGCCCTTGTTGGTATTGTTCCCACCTTCCAGCACCAACCCATCGACCGTTACATAGTCTGTTTCAATAACCAACACGCTCGCCCGATAACTGGCCTCAATTCCTGGGTCTGTAAATGCGCTATCGGGGTCCGATGCAGAGTAGACGTACAACAGGTTCGACGCCCAGAACCATTCGTTCGCAGCGTTGATGGCCGCCAAGGACCCGGCATTCGTCCCAAGTGTTCCATTGAACAAGACCTGGAGAGGTTCAGTGGTCAGTGCGGCCTGCCAAACGGTTTCACTCGTAGTAACCTTGTAGACCTTGAAATAGAGGTCGCCTGCGTAGGCATTTCCCCATGCCGGAGTGACTTCGGTATACCTCTGGCAAATGCCACCAGCATATGATCCGGTTCCGCCATTCGCGGTAATCGTATAATAGTTGGTCGCATCAACCGCTCCGCTTCGGTCGAGGACAATGTGGTATTGGGTCGATCCTGTTAGGGAAGGTGGCGTGGCGAAGGTGAACGTATATTCCGCCATCGAGGTGGTCAGCGTCCCTCCAGCAACATCACCGCTTGTTCCGTTTGTGACCACGGTGCCTGGGACGCCAGCGGAATCGTTATAGATATAGACCGTCAAGTTGTCGGTGGGACTCGACGCTTTTTTTAATTTGAGAACGATCGAAGAGACCGATACGTTTCCGCTAGGAGTATATCCCTGCGCCCACATCGTCTGGGTATTGACGTTCCCAAGATTTAGCGCAGGAAAGTCTTGTCCGGTTTGGCTCGCGTCGAGTTCCGTGGTAGAGATTGCGCTAAAGGTTGTAATTAAGTTAAACGCAGAGAGTTTTGGATCGTCCCCCGTCCCATACGCCCCGAACGTGATCGCGCCTTCTACGCTTCCGCTGGATGGGGGGGTGAGTTGCTCGCGCCAGGTACAGCCACGCTTGAAGAGGATGGAGTCGCCAGCGGAGAACGAGGACGCATTGACTTTGGCCACCGTCTTCCAGGCCGTGAGTTCGCTCAGGCCATCCCCAGTATCGTCGGCGGCTGCCGTATCCACGTAGTAGGTCTCGCCGACTGCCGGGGTGGCGGACGGAGTGGCAGACGGGGTTGCGGACGGAGTGGCACTGGGGCTTTGCGTCGCAGATGGGGTGGAGCTGGGCGTTGCGGACGGGGTGGCAGATACGGTCGCTGAAGGCGTCGCCGACGGAGTACGGCTTGGGGTAGCCGAAGGTGTAGCAGAGGGCGTTGCGGAGACGGTCGCAGACGGGGTAGCCGATACGGTGGCTGATGGCGTCGCACTGGGCGTGTTACTGGCCGAGATGAACGCCAACCCCGGAACAGCCAGCGTATTGGCGATCCACTCGTGCGGCGTGGCATCGCTCGTCAGGCTGAAGACTCCTGGGTCTTCCGTCTGCGCGGAGGCGAACAGGAACGCCACCTGCGTCATACAGGTGGTGCCGGACGCCGCCGACTCCACTTCCGCTACTTGCGTGTACCCCGTGGGCCACCACGTCGCGTTGCCCCCGGCATCCTGGTCCGCACCCGCCGTGGCAATGAACATCCAGTCGGTGTCGGTTCCGGTGTTCAGGCTAGGTGGATCAGGCTGCCAGGTGCTTCCGGTGGCCGACGTGCCTGCCAAGACATCCGCAATGCTGTGGCATCCGTGGTTGATGATGCGGGTGGAGACGACCGCGTAGTCCTGCGCCGCGCCGGTGAGGACCGCTGCATCATCCCCCGTGGCGATCTTACCGAAGACGGCATGCTTGATGACGTTGCCCGCATAGGCGGTCTGGAAGATCGTCGTGTACCCGGACATCGCCATGTCGGTGGTGCCCGGCGTGTCTTGGGTACAGAAGTGTAGGATGAGGTCGCCGACGGCGATCCCCGCCGGCATGTTCAGCGAGACACCGGACCCAAGGGTGATGCCTGCGGTGGTATTCTGCGCGTAGACAAACGGGTAGGCGGCTTCCGGGCTGGGGGTAGCCGAAGGCGTGGCCGATGGGGTTCCGCTGGCAGTCGCAGACGGGGTCGCCGAGGGTGTCGCGCTCGGCGTCGCCGAGGGCGTGGCGGATGGAGTAGCCGAGGGCGTGTTGGAGGCGGTGTTGTCGGCGAGTTCTCCAAAGGAGAAGTCGTCCATCGCCACAAGGACATCATCGGTTTCGACCGCGTAGTATCCGGCGGCAGTGATCGGGGACGAACTATCCGTGATGTTCCCGCCAAGTTGCGCCCACGCTCCTCCGGAGTATAGGTAGGCTTTGAGTGTCGTGGTGGACGTTCCGGAGGCGGACAGCCCTAACTTGTTCCCGTCCACGATGGTCAGGTTCGTCCAGGAGACGAGATCCGCCGGGGTGCCGTTGACCACCTTGATCACGCAGTATTGGTAGTTGGATCCGAGAATCCGTAACCCAATCGCGTACCCGTCGTAGGTGGTCAGGGTGGGGTCGGACACGCGGAGATAGAGATACATCTGCCGCGTGTTGGTGTCCATGAGGTCGTTGAACGTAATGTGGACCTCACAGGTCGCCGACGTCGCGGGCGTGGTCCAGTACGCCGCCGCCCAGGTGCCCGACGTCTCGGAAGAAAACAGCGTTGATCCCCACGCCTGGAGTGCCCCTTCCGAGAACGCCGTCGCCCATCCGCTGGCAATCGGATCTTCCGGGTCAGGATCTCGACCAAACCCGTCTACCAGGACCGCATAGTCTGGAAAGGCCATAGCTACCTCACGCTCAAGATCGGTGTGCCAATAGGAGCGCTTTCTCCCGCGTTAATCGTGATCTCTTCCCCGGATGAGACCTCCCCGGTGGAGTCCACCACATATAGCCACGCAGAGCCGGAAGAGGCAAGCCCTCCGAGATTCACCGTGGCCGTGATGCTACTGGTGCTCCACGCCGAGGGAATTTGCGGTTCGCGGATGGTGCAGTCGTCATACGTGTTCGCGTTTCCAAGCATGACCCGCGACAGCGTATTATCGAGATACACGTCATCGAAATACGCATAGGCACTCGCCGAGGGGCCCTCGTAATTGGAATAATAGTTCTGGAAGCAAAACCACGAGTTCGGATGCGGCCCGTTTGCGCTCCATCCGAGAAATCCGCTGCTATTGACAATGAGGTTGCAGTTTTCCCAATACTGCGCCGAGGCGTCGTATTCCCCATACGTCCCGCAATCAATGATGAACTCTTCGGTAAACCATTGTTGATAGGGCGGTTCCCGCCTCCCGTAATACTGGACCTCGTAGTATTCCGGCATGTAGTAATTCAGAATGCCTTCCGGAATGCCGTTGGGGTCGTTCCCCATGTTGATGTAACTGAGCAGAATCACGTCAGGGGCAGACTCGCCAGTATTCGGCCCCATGCGGTTGACCTTATACTGCCCGAGGTCTCCGCCATACGTGCCGCGCAGCATGTTGTTCTCCGAGTAGTACCGCCGGCAGAACCCGAAGATCTGCGGGTTCGCGCCACCGGGGGCGACCCGGACCTCCACGTTTCTGCTGACTTCCCCCCAGTTGGTGGTGCCCACTGGTGAACTGGCCGAGGTCAACGGCGTGCCCCCGATACAATAGACAGACCGGCTTCTGGGGTTCACCGTGAAGAGGTTGGCATTGTCGTATAGAAGGGTTCCGGAACTCAGGGGCGACTCCTCAAGCACACCCTCCTCAAAGTCCGCCCACACCAGCGGAGCGGCTGGTGACTTCGTCAAGAATCCGCTTCCGCTGATGATCACAGACGATCCGTGGGACCACGTGCCGTTGATCGAAGAAATCGAGGGAGCCATCGCTTATCCTTTCGGCAAGGCGTCGAGGTCCGCGTCCGTCCACCCGTCCACGGGCCAGAACTTCTGCACCAGCCACGACAGCGGACGCGCCTGCAATTTCCACTCGCCGTTGCGCCAGAACTTCCGGCTGTAGATCCGCGCTCGCTCTTGATCATTACCCGAGATGGGATACGGGAATCCCGCCTTGTTCACGCGGAAGTAATGGCTGAACCAAGTCGTCTTGTTCACCACCTGTCGCCCCCCCGAGAGCCAGGACTTACAAGACACCTCCGTCCCGAACTGCCCCCAGGATCCGTGGCCCTCGTCCAGGCAGCCCAGCTTGCGGAAGCGGTCCCTCCGCATAAAGAAGCAGGCCCCCACGGAACTCATCACGTCTGCAATGTCCGTCTGCGTCTCAGGGCGCTTCTCGTACCGGGGCCAGTATTGGAAGTGGAGTTCGCTATCGAACCTGGCAAAGTCCGTGCGCCGGGACTTGCGGGGACTCCACACCACCGACTTGTCGAACTCCGTCCCTTTACACTTCGGGCACTCCGTCGGCTTCCCGCCCTGATACGTCTTGAAGCGGTGGCACGTCTGACATTCCCAGTCGTACACGTAGAGGTTATACATACGCGGAATAGACGTGACATCCACGCCCAGCGTGCCGTTCTCGTAGGGGGCCGCCATCTTCACGTCGAAGTCCTTGTCGATGGCACTGTGGGCGTCCAGTTTGCAAATGTACTTTGCCCGGCTCACGCGATACCCCAGGTTGACCGCCTTGCGCTGTCCTGCCGGGGTGTTGAAATGCAGGACCGTGAGGCGCGGGTCATCCTTGAGCGGGGGGTCCGGCCAACTCGCATCACAGACCGCAATGACCTCGCTGTCCTTGGACAGGTTCGTGAGTAAATCTTCCACGGTGCGGCCAAACCACTCCTCGTTCCGACCGGGCACAATCGCGCTCATCAGCGGAGTCCGCTCAGCCATGAGAGTATCCAAGAATTAGTTGTTGCATGTCTCGTAGGCTTCTCGTAAAATAATCGAGCCGAGACAGCGTTGGAGCGCCATCCCGGCTCTTGCCACAATGGAACCTTGATAGGAGGTTCGATCATGGCTGACCAAGAGTACCTCGTAATTCATTCCCTGACCAGAACTGAAATAGACAGAATTTTTAACAAAATAGAAGTCGATCCAGTAACTGAGTGCTGGAATTGGACTGCTAATAAAACTCCGTCTGGGTACGGAATTATATGGTTTCATGGAAAAAACGAGTCCCCGCATAGGCTTTTGTATGCTTGGAGGATTGGTCCTCTTCCAAGAGGAAATGGCAGAGACATCCCACAGATAGATCATATTGTTTGCAGCAATCCTAGTTGCTGTAATCCAGGGCATCTCATCCTTACGTCTCTTATAGAGAATGTTCTTAGGAGTGATGCCATTCCAGCCGTAAATGCGAGAAAAACACATTGTAAGCGCGGTCACAAACTTCCTCCGTACGTTCCTGGTAATTTCAGAAGATGTGAAGAATGCGATGCCATTATTGATAGAACTAAATATCGCAGGACGTACTACCTCCGACATCAAGAGGAGGTTAAAGAGAAATCCAGAGCGTATCGACTCAAGCATCGTAAGCATTAGGTTTTGCTGTATCCTACTCCAGCGCCTTTTTTAGAAAAGATGCTGGCATTAAGATCGCTCTTCCTGCTGAGATTGTGGAAAAGTCCGAATGGATTATGATCACAATCTCCGCACCACTGTCCACCTGGGAACATGTAGATCGTGGGCCGCGTGTCCATGTCGCAGTCTTTTGCCGTCCCATTCTTCACCGCCTGCATCCACGCCTTCTTGAACCAGCGGTCCTCCCCCTGCGGGTACGGCTTGCCGACGCAGTCCTCCCGATAGCCCCCGATCTGCCAGTAGACCTCCCGCCGCATGGTGAAGTTGTTGGGGTGCGGGGGCATCTTCACGCCCCGAGTCGGCACCCGCTCCGGGAGCAGGCCGTACTGTAAGAGCGTGGGAATGTCCTGCGTGAAATTGCCGTGTTCATCCAGCACGCCGAACTCCCGGTGGAAGGCAAGACGATCCCCAGTGAATGTCAATGACCGGGCGATGGCCTCCTGCGAGATGATGTAGTCCAAGTCCGTCATCAGGAAGTAATCACCCTTGGCGGCCTTCGCCCCGGCATTGCGGGCGAGTGCCCACGTCCACGGGCGGAAGTCGTTGGTCACGAGGATGCGGAAATTGCGGGGCGGGTCCGGCACCGTGATCGGGGGATCGCTCCCGTCGTCCACGTAGATGATCTCCACGGAGTTAGGGAGGTCCAGTCGCTTGAACCAGAGCATTTGCCGCCGGACGATCTCGTGGCTGTTCAGGACGGGGACGATAATCGACAGTCTTATTGCCATGCGCCAGTCCTCGCGGTCCAGGGGTGTCGTCCTGCCGTCGCTTCAATAATCTTCCACTTCGCCAAGGAACGGGCTGCGCGTTCCCCTTCTGGAGTGCGGTGTGGCCTGGGATGATCGTAGTGCCATCCAACGATGTCATCACAAAAGACGAAGGAACATCCCCGATGCTCCAGGCAAGATGAGAGCCACCGGTCCTCCCCACCATCTGGGTATTTGAACTCTTCGTCGTTCCCGCCGACCGCATATAGGTCTTCTTTCCAAAGCGCCCCAAGGAAGAAATACGAGCGATGTATTCTGGTGCGTGGCCAGTAGTCGCTCTGCACCCTGTTACCGCCTTCGTCTACATTTTCCACTTTCGCAAACACACAGGAGGACGGCGTCAACCGACTAGCGAGTTTCGCAATCGTTCCGGGCGTCCGGTGTTCGACTTCGTCAGATTGCGCGATAATGATGTCGCCCTGCGCTTCCCGGTAGCCAAGGTTCCGCGCCGGTCCTGGGTTCCGGAGTCCGCTACGGTGGAGATAGAAATAGCGGATGGGGAACTCCTGCGCGAGTGTCACGGTCGCATCGTCCGACCCGTCGCTCACGACGATCACTTCACACTCTGGTGGAAGATGCTGCGCGTAGATGCTCCGCAGCGTCCGCTTCAGCGCGGCATACTTGTTATAGGTGGCAATCACCACGGAGATCATGCGAGTCGGTATTCCTTCCGCATCCAATCCGCCGTGAGCTTCAACCCGTCTCGGAGCCCATGCCGCGCCATGAAGCCTAAGTCGTGGATCGCCTTGGCCGTGTCCACTTCCTTGACCTTCGTGGTCATCCGCTCCGTGTCCTGGTACGACACGAGGGACATCGACGCCCCAGTTACTTCGAGCACCGCGTCGGACAGTTCCTCGATGGAGTGCGAGGTTCCTCCCCCGATGTTGTAGGTCTGCCCTCGGTGAAAATGTTCACAGATGTTCGCCAGGGCATCCACCGCGTCATCCAGATAGGTCGAGGTCCGCCGATGGCCCCGGTAGACGACCCACGGAAGGCCATGCAGGGCGCAGTACAGGAACCGGCAGTTGACCGAGCGATAGGGCGTATAGCGCTCCCCCGGGCCATACGTGTTGAACAGGCGCACGATCACGGACTGCGTGTTATGGAGATCCTCGGAGTTCCGGATCTGCATCTCGTTGACCCACTTGGTCATGGCGTAGTCGTTCAACTGTTTGACCTCGTGGTCATCCATCACCGACTCGACCATGAGTGAGGGCCAATCCCCGTAGACCTCCGAGGACGAGAAGTGGACGAGTCGGAATCCCAGCGCCTCCTGCAAGCGAATTAGGTGCTTGGTTCCG